TTATGAAGTTGTGTTTTCGTTTCCCTTTACTTTTGCGGCTAACGCTACTTTATCTTCTGCATCCTTGCGTATCTTTTCAATTTCTTCAGCAGGAGCGTCAGTAAGAGCCAGCATTTGTACAGCAGTCTCTAAAGAAAGTACGCCTTGATTATATAGTTCCGCTATTACTTTCCACTTATCCTTTTTGTCATCCTCGAAAGGTTCGGCAAAATCGAATTCGACCTCCAATTTATCCAACTTGCTTCTCATCTCAGGATATAGTTCCTTCATTACGGCTATAATCACATGCGATAATCTACCAACAAGTTCTTCATAGATTTCCATTCGGTTCGCTCGCTTGATGTAACCCAATACCAACGCTCGTTTTATGCCGACACTAGTAAGCGTACTCATAGCTTTCATCAGTTCCGGTGACATATCCGGTGTAAACGTATCAAACAATATAGACTGAGCCAAGTCTTCTTTCTCTGCCTTGCGGATTTCGGAATTCTGAGGTGGGTTGATATATTCAAACCTAGAGTTCTTGCCTGTAAGTTGTATGAGTTTACCTGGCTTGTTCCGCTTAGGGATTGATTGTATCACGTCAGCAGTTGCAGCGGCAATAGGGTCAGCAAAGTAGTTGTTAGTATCTCCTATCTTGGAATCAAGCATTTCTTCACGTTCCATTCTCGGTTCTGCTCCTTCCCATGCCTTTGGCTGACGAAAATAAATGCCATTAATTTTTCCTGTCGGATTAGGATACTTATACACTTTCCACCCAAAGCCACCACGTTCACAATGATAGTTAAAAACGGATGTCAATATATCCCAACATTCGATAGTCTTTGATTCTCGCTTCAAGGAATAGCCTACAGCAAAAGCAAGCATGTTTCCGTACTGGTCAAACAACTCTCTCATCTTATGTCCCTTTGAGCGAGCAGCAACATACACATCAACATGCATTTTTCCGTTTTTTTGCGAGAAATTAAAAACAAAACCGCTTTCGGTTTCTGCTCCGGCAAGTCGTTTACATTGACGTAGCTTGGTATTGAAGTATATATCCTTCAAGTATTTTTTATATAGTTCAAAGGCTTCATCGTCACCTTCAGTCTTCTTCCACATAACCGGATTGCCTAACAAGAAGAACAATTCTACCTCATTGATGTATCTTTGTCTTGTTCTTGCCAACTTCTCCGTCCTGTATGGCTTTTCTCCCTTTACCCATTTATCTTCACGGCTCATCACCTTATGGGTTTGTGGATTATATTCCGAAATGGCATTATCCACATCGAAATCATGTTGTTCCATCATATTTACGACAGAATCAACATCATTATCTTCCAAACGTTCGAAGATGCTTCTCTCCACACCCAATGCATTGAGCGTGAGGTTTCGAAAATATGTCTTTATCTGAATAATTGAATCTACAAACATCCTTATAACTTTTTGAAGCAAAGGTAATAATAAACAGGGTTTCTACCTACCATATAGGGCAAACGCCTTTCACTTAGTTTTTAAGTGAATAAAAAAGACTATTTACTAAAGAATCTATCTTTATTTAGTAAACAATCTTTTTTATTTACACATAACTTTTATCTACCCTTATAGAATGCTTACACTAACAATCTAATAATTAGATACTTGTATTTTTATTACAAAAGTAATTATATTTGTCATTTAGTACACTCCTAAGTCTGATTTGGATGCTTTTCTTGGCTTCATCACTTTACCGAGCAATACGGCAAGAATATAATACCTAGCAGCATCTATCAAATGGTTATCATGGTCTTCGGGAACATTGATGTAATTACCATCCTTATCCTTTGACCACACATATTTACGGAACTCGCTCTGTAAATGGACTGATTGCTTAGTTGTGAAGATTTCGAATGTCTGCATCTTGTCTATACCAGCCAATATAGAGCCAGCACCCTTTTGTGCTCCATATATAATTATTCCACCAAGAGCTACCTCATCTATAAGTCTAGGGTCAGCACTATCCGCATACACAAACAAGCCTTCGTCCGCATAAGGGCGCAAGAATCTTATGATGTCGCTAGATAACATTTCCGTTCTATAGCAAAGTTCCTCTATGTATAGGCGATTGTCTACGATACCGCACTTTACAATTGCCGTATAATCTTTTGAATATCCCCAGTCTACACCGATGGCTACTTTCCTTGCATTGCTAGGGAACTTATCAACGATGCCTACATGCTTGAATATTGCGCCCTCTGATACATCCGACCATCTACCAATCATTATATGCGCATATTTCTCCGGCTCATTCTCCTTCATCTCTAACACCTCGTTAAGGAACTCCGGTGAAAGATGCTTTATATTATCAAGATAGGTCGTATGTATATGAAGTACTCTAGGGTCTGTACTGATCTGAACGGGAACGCCATCAAAATACACCTCTTTATGAGTCTTTTCGATGAAACGCTTATATACCCAATGATTTGAATCACAAGGGTTCATAATGATTATTACTCGGTTGTGCAAGCCTTTCTGACGGATTGAAAGCATGATACGCTCAAAATCCTCCTCACTCGTCCATTCCTCAGCCTCATCAACGACAAACGTAGTCACACCATGAATAGACTTTAACTTCGCAGTCTGATTACCGCTAGCCGTATGAATACCACGGAACATGATTTCAGCTCCCGTCATTTTGTTGACTATATCCGTCTTCGTGTTCTTGAAATAATCCTGTGTGCCATCTATCTCTATTTTCTCTTTAACCTCTGGAATTACGGAAATAGCGGCACTCACCATTGTATAACGTGTATAAAGAATCTTATGTGCTATCTTTCTTTCTGCATTGTATTCAAAAGTAAGTCTTTCGATAAACTGAGAAGCAGAGAAACTTTTTCCTGACGCACGGCTTCCTGTTATAAGGTAAATGAAATGCGTCTTGTCGTTATACAACGGATAATAAACGGAATGTGTTTTTGCCATTATTCACCCTCCTCTTGTTCTTCTGCTTCTTGCTCAATCTCTCTTTCTATCCACTTATTGACGGATATACCTTTCTTAGGGTCAAAAGGAATGCCCTTTTCCTCTTCATCCTTCTTACCTCTCTGTATCTCTCTCCAAGTCATATCGTAATGGAATAGCCAAGTTGAAAGAGCTTGTACGTTAGGTGGGGTCTCCTGCTCGGTTTCTCTAGTTTCCACTACTATATCATCTGTCATAACTCCATCTACAACCATATGTCTCTTGGTGGTTGTCTTGCCCTTTACCTTGACACCTCCAAGGGCGCATTTAAGGAATCTACCACGCACGATTGCATTGATAAACTCTCTGCCACGCACGAGGGATTGAGTTATCCTTTCTCCTCTTTCCGCATTTTCGTCTTCATTCCAATTCTCGTATTTTCCGTTTTTCATTCGGTTGAAGACCTGTGGATTTAGGTCAACCCCAAACTTCAAACCAAGGGCGTAGGCAATTTCAGAATCCTTCTGACCTTGCTTTGCAAGCTGTTCTATCTCATCGTAGAAAGCATCGCCATTGTAATCAAATTTCGGTTTTGCCATTTTCTTGTATTTATTATTGTTTCGCTATATATTGGGCAGATGGGATTTATACCTTGCCTCTAATTTTGTTATACATATAGAAAGGAACGGCTAGTAAGAACATCGGTATTGCCAATACCATAGCTATAGCCAAGTTCGCAATCTTCTTTATTCTTTTCTTGTTCTCCTTCATAATCTTTCTTTGTTTATGAGTTGACCAATTTCCCTACCTTGTTTATCAAAGGAGTAAAGAGACACGACACCCACATATTGAATGTGTTCTTTCTCCTCTTGTCAAGAAACATAGAAACAATCATAAATGGAATGAGCATACCTATTGTAATTGCCGCCATTATAAACCCTAACGAGAATCTTATAATCTTTTTCATTGCTTTCATTTTGTTTTTGTTTATATGCGTTTTGCAACCTTCATAAGCATTTCTCCCTTTATTACCTTATCGGTTTCGATAAAGCCAAAGGTGCTCATAAAGCGTTCCTTGTTCTCGATGTTATCAAAGGATAGCATGACGTAAGACTCGGCTTCTAATGCCTTTTCCGCTGCCTTGGTGTTTACTTCTTTCTTCACCTGCTGCATACGTTCCTTATTCGCTTGGTATTGAGCCTCTTGCTGCTGATTGGCTATAATTTGATTTTGTTCTATCTGTCGTCTCTGCTCTTCTTGCACTTCCTTTGGTGCTTGTACTTTTCTGTTTTCGCTTTCTTGGGCAAATGGGTCTAGTAAGGAATTAAGTTCTTTTCCTAACTCATCTTCGCCTTCAGTCTTTACCATTGCATCATAGCCGAACAGGGATAAGTCTTCTTCCGTTAATCCGGCATCCATATAGTTTATGTCCGGAAGTAACTCACGGACTTTCATGTCATCCCATTCTCCATGAGCATTCTCGGAATTAAGCATGAAATTCAGTTCAACTTCGGTCTTGTAATCCATATTTACAGCCTCAGCCAAAAGAGTATAATCCTTTTCGGGATAGCCCATAATCTCATCCACGATGGTTACTTTTTGGTTGCCGCCTACGATGGTCATTGTTTGCTTATTGACGGTTATACCACCAACAACGCCATATTTTCTTATGGAACGTTTCAATGTAGCTTTCTGCTGCGGTGAAATCTTCCTTGGATTATATGGTGCTATCTGCACTTCGGAGCGTTTGAACTCTTCTTGCTTGCCTGTGAAATAATCTCTTGGTTTCGTCATCTTATCAACTCATTGTTTCTTGCAAAGGTATGAATAATAATTGTTTAAGAGAAATGTTTACTTGCGTGTCTTTTCACTTTGTCTTTTAAGTGAAATAACATATCGCAGCAATATATTAATTGGCTTGCATTTTGGTTAATTTTGCACTAAAAAAAATATGGGAGACGTTGGTAATAATGGGGCATATGCTAGGCTGAGAGCACAAGCTACCTCTATGCGGAGAAAAGCCGAGTCGGTTGGTAACAAGCTACAAGCTATAGCTGAAGGTATAGCTAAGAAGTATGGAGCTAGGGTCACTCCTATCAATTACAAGAGTGTTGACTCCATTGTACGCAAGGCTAAGGGCGAGGCTAATGGTATTAAAGACATTAAGGACTCGTACAGAACAACCATCATCGCAGATAAAGGGTCAATACCGAAAATAATAAAAGACCTTAAAGGCAAATACAAGGGCTTTGAGTTCATTAGACTCAAGGAACAGAAACTGGATACTGGCTATTCAGGAAACATCATCAATATCCGGAACAAGAAAACCGGACTTATTGGTGAGATACAAGTTAACACCGCCAAGATGATTTACGCCAAAGAAAATTACTCGATAGCCTACAAGCTGTTGGGTGGGAAGACCATGCGAGAAATCTATAAAGAGACCAAGAAACCATCCGGTTGGGGACATGCATTATATGAGCAAAGTAGAACCGCCAAGAGTAACGGAGGTAAGAAGCAAAGGTCGGTATCTATGCAACAAGCTTACTATGCAACATTTCAATAATTAATATATTTAAATTTCAAGTAATAAACATTAATTTGTTTGCAAGTTTAATATATTTTTTATATCTTTGCATTGTAATAAGGAGATAAAGACTATGAACAATAAAGATAAGAACAAAATCAGCCACCTCCTTAAAAACGGAGAGTCGGTTTATGTTTACTATTGGGAGGATGACATCGTTGTCCGTTATCAATATGTAAATAAAGAACTTATGTGTTACCCTAAAGGTAAAGGACGTAAGCCAAAGGAGTTTAAGTTTAATGAAAACACCTATGCACAAGATGCTCTTGAGTTAGGTGAGCTAATAACGAAAGAAGAATATGAAAGATTCTGAAATGATAGAATTGTGCCTTGGTATCGCTTGCAAGGCGCACAAAGGACAGATTGATAAGGTTGGATTGCCTGTTATATTGCACCCTATCCATGTAGGAGAAATGGGTAATAGTACCGAAGAGATTTGTGTCGGATTTCTCCATGATACGATTGAAGATACGGATATGACCTACGACAAGCTGTTATCACTAGGTGTTAGAAAAGACATTGCCGATAGTGTATGTGTCCTAACCCACAAGAAAGGTGTTCCGTATTTTGACTACATACAATCAATCATTGACTCAAAAGATATGGTTGCAATACAAGTCAAAATCAACGACCTGCATCACAACCTATCGAGAGCTAAGAAGTACGGATTTCAAAAGCAATATGAAAAATGTACTACGGCATTGTCAATGATGGGAAGGTTCTTTCCACATGAAGAAGGACAATACTACCCATCGTTCGAATATATTCCTTAAGATGTACGCTTACGTGTTAAATTCCATCCGTATTTCTTTGCGTATTCTTTCATAACTTGATATTGCGCACCAACATTACCTCTATCATTAGCTTCCGTGACACGTTTCTGTATTTCGTTTGCTTCACGATTATAACTAGACACCTCACTTGCACTAGGGACTTTTCCTCCTTTCGTAAAACTAGAACGCTTTCTGTTTAAAGCTAGCACTTTCTCGTTTATTCGATTTCGTATTCCGCTCTTTGAAAGATACTCTGTCTGTTTTTGCTGAAGGGTTCGTCTCCATTGCGAATTTTTCTTACCAAAAACATCCCATGCATCCGATTCTGAAAGTCCCCACCCTTTACTTGGTCTCTTCAAAGAATACGTATAATTCTTTGTAACTGCTCGAATCTCGGAAGCGTTATGTGCTATAGTTGTAAAAATGTCAGCTCCGGACAAAATTGTGCCAACTCTTCCAGCTATAGTATCTCCAATACCTCTATTAGGATGGTTGTGAGTAATGATGGCATCTTTGTAGTTATAGCCAAAAGGTAATTGCGTACTATGTGCCTTTCCTGTTTGGGAATGCGCTATTTCTTTTCCGTCCTTATTAAAGGCATAAATACGTTCCGTCTTTAGCTTTCTAATCTTAGCTTCAGTGTCAGACAAAGCCGCATCCAACCCACGGCTATGTCCGGCATTGATTTGCCTATCCGCTCTTTCGCCTCGTTGAGGTCTGCCTCTATATCCTCTATCTGCCATATATAAATCTCCTTTTTTATTTGCAAAGATACAAAATTTGCAAGGGAGTACCTACATATCAAAGGTTTACAACTTCACTTATCTATATTGTGCAATCATTCTTTATCTTTGTTGTATTTAACCTCAAAACCAATCATCGTTTGTTTCACAAAAACAGCCTTGCAAGCCAATAGCTTACCACTTTTGGATAATTCTTTATCCTTGTACCTAATATCATACTTGCCCATATGATAATCGTAGCAAGCATCAATACAGCTCTCTACAAGCTTCTTCTCTGCTTCGAAATATGGCATTTCCTTCTTGCTCACTTTCGCAAGCCACCCACCACCTTGTATTAGGTCGAGTATTCTTGAATACCCATCACGCAAGCCATTGCAATATGCGGCATAAAACTGCACTTTCTGAAGAGGAACTTTTGTACCTTGTTCCAACAACTTGACAGCCAACGCCCTAGCCTCATCATCTTGGCTCTGCTCTAGTATCTTCATTGCATGGTTTACAACTCTTCTTTCCTGTTCCGTCATGTTATTTAAAATTTAAGTTTTTCAGAAAGCTCAATCTACCTTCTACTTGTGTAAAGGTTTCGTCCAACTCATCGTCACTCATAGAGGAATAGAAAGTATAACTGCATGGACGCATAGTAAATCCATCAATCAAGAAGACAGAGAACCACATAATGCGCTTTACACTACATTGTTTCAGATTAACTTCTAATGCTCCTTGCTCTACTTTTACGACAATATTATTGGTTGATTTAATGCTTAACGCCTTACCTAAAACATCATTATATACTTCATTCATTACTCTTCTCTTTAAATCCTACATATCTCTTCATTTCACTATAAGCTCTCTTCATAGCCTCAGCCGGAGAAAGATTATACTTTTTCTCAATATCGCTTGTTATATCCGCAAGATGCTTTCCAAACAACTCTTCAATATAAGAGTCATCTTTCATCCGCTGAATACCCCTTGCGTATATCTTAGCCTTATCCATGCCCCATTCCAATCCCATTTCGTGAATAAATTCATCCAATTGCATAAGGCTTTTCTTTCCGAAGTTTCGGAATTTTATCATATCGAGCTTGGAATATTGTACCAAGTCTCCAATAGTATCTATGTCGGCTGCCTTTGTCACATTAAGGACACGAACCGGTAAATTACAATTAACTAATCTGATGGAGAACAATGAAGGGGGAACATCTTCAGGTTGTTCTTCTTCTTTTTCACCCTCTTGCATAATAAACTGCATTTTTACATTCTTAATTTCCTCTTTCAAGGAATTGTTCTCCATCTTCAAGTCTACAAATTCTTCAATCGCATAGTTGAACTTCCGGATAGCCTTAATAACAATCTGGCGCACCCTTTCTCTTGAAAGTTCAAAATTATCGGCTATATCACTAATTCGGTCTCCATTGAAAAATGCTTGCATAATCTTTTTCTCTCGTAATCCGTATTGTGCCGTTAACTCCAATAACATACAAAGTGAACTACCTATTTTGTCATAGCTGAAAGAAGAAACGTTCAACGCATCATGCATTAACATTTGTATCTTAGCATTTACCTTGCGCTCACTTGCCAACAACTCTTTCCGCTCTCTTTCAAGTAAATCCTCTGAGACAGATAACATCTTGTATTTCTCGGAATACTTCTTAACATCATCGGCATTCACCCAAAAGCGTTTACTGCTTTTATCATTGTAGCCTCCAAGCAAGCCCTTGTTAACCCAGTTCGTAATCGTCTGAGGGTCAACACCTAAATAAGCAGCGGCATCATTTCTTGTCATTCTCTCCATACGAAACCCTTTCTTTTATTTTTTGTTCTTAAAATATTCACCATAGGCATTAACCAAATCTTTTTCAGTAATACCTCTTCTCAAACAATCATTAGCGAAATCTACTCGTACATTATCATTCCTTTGAACTTTATTGTATCGTTCTGAATACTCTTCAATTAAGTCCGCAACAACCATATACGCTTTAATTTGGGAGGTTTTAAGCATGTCAACACTAACAAAAGTTTTGCATATATTGATACCTCGCCTTTTGTCAATCTTTTGCAGATAAAGCCCCATACTTGTAGCAACAACCTTACTTGTATCATTCTTATAAATAAGTACCGTATAGCCTACTTCTCTTTCGATGTGAGCAAGCACCCTATTAATTGGCATGTTCTCTATTCCCAATGCTCGCTCGGCATATCTACGCAAGAAATGAGGCGTATAACTGAACTGCTCTGCACTATTCTCTTCGTCCAACAAGGAAGTAGCACATACGTAATCGTTCGTTTCCTTGCAATAGATAAACATGTCAAAATAGAATTGTCTTATGTTCCCTCTATCTACAAACACGCATACTTTGTACTCGGTAGCGTCTTTCGTCTTGAAATCATAACACTGAGTTGTGTATCGTCCCATTCCCTTACGAAGCTCACGGATGAGTTTCTTTGCTTTTTCGATAGCAAACTTTTCTAGCATAGGCTTATCCTTCTTGAATATATCAAAGAGTTCACGCCCTGTCATTGAACCTATAATCATTCTCTACCCTCCTCTTTTTCGTTCAATTCGCTAGTAAAAGAACTTTTTAATCCATCGTATTGCTTTACCACCTGTTCCAAAGCCTTATTCTTCTCACGCAACTCATCACGCTCTAAGAGTAACTTTCTGTACTTCTCTAACTCATATCTAACTTCTTTCGAGTGAAGCCTCTGTAGCTGATTGTTGAGTTCATTTAGTCTGTAGCCTTGTTCACGTGTTTTCTTACGAAGATGACATAATTCTTCTTGCATTTTTGAATAATTCTTCAATACCCTAAGAGTTATTCGCTCTTCGGGTATATCCTTATTCACATCATTCTTTCTTGCCTTACTCATAACTAAAACTCCTTGTTCTTTAAAAATAAAACGCTCCCAACCAAACAACAAATACCTTTCCAGCCAAGCCTCTTCGCTTGTATTGTAGCCAAAGTATTTATAGGTTTATGTTTGAGAAGTCCGTCTTCATCGCACAATAATATGTTATTATCATCAAGATGAACCAACTCGACATAACCACCAACTAAAGCCTGAGCCTCCTCTAGAGTAATCTTTACTCCATTCTTTGGCTGCACCTCTTTGACGATGCAACCTACCTCGTATAACTTCATGCTCTATAAATTTAAATAAGACATCATATCTTGAACGGCATCCATATCTTTTTCGATACGGTCATCATACATGCTTTTAATACTCTTAGAAACCTCTAATATTGTAAAGCAGTAGTGTTTACCTTTAAAGTAAAAAGGTAACTCATTACAATTCGACTTGTTTGCCGTGAAATTATAAGGACTCCCATGATGAAAGTCAAACTCAAAAGAGCTGTTGTTATCCTTGCATCGCTCTACGACCTTACTTCTCCATTCTGCAATATGTGCTTGCATCTTTTTCTTATTGTTAGAAGCTTCTAACCATAAGGTAGATTGCGCAGCTTTCGAATGATAATAGTTTCCACTATCTACTATCTCCAGCTTAATGCAAAAAACTTGATTTACTGCAATCGGTTTTAATGCTTTTAATGCTTCATCCAAAGCGATAGCCAAAGCTCCACTCTTACAATTATTTGCCCTAAATTGGCTTATAACTTTATATGCAGTCTTCTTATCCATAATCTCAAAGTTTTAAATTTCAACACCAAAATTCTCTGCAAATATCTGAAGCATTGTCAGCTCCAAAATAACTTTCTTTGCCTCGTCTTCACTCATACCATAGCATACTGCAAAACGCTGACGTAACGTAGCACAATCCATATCGTGACGCTCATTTAAGAAAGCTATCATATTTCTTACTAATTCTTTGATATTCATTATCTTAGACAGTTTTTGCGGTGTGTCTCACCTTTTTTATTATTTATACTTTTCAATTGTATTAAAGACATTATCTAAAGCCTCATCGCAATATGCCGTACTAGTTACACATGCGCCTCTAGAAATCGCCTTGTAACAATCCCTAAGACTAAGCAAACCACCAATAAGCTTAGATGCATCATAGCAAGTAAACTTATTCAAGTCCAATGCATCAATAGCATTAATACCATTTTCTGTAATAACACCTTTAATATCATTGATGAACTTCTTCTGCTTTTCGGTAATCATCTTCATAACAATTGTGCTAGTTTTTAACGTGCTCGCTCTGCACTATCTTGCAAGAAACTTGTCTTGCGGCAAATCTTCAAGTACCTCTTAAAGACATTGCAAAGATACGAAATAATTTTCTAACATGCAAATGTTTTATGGTTTTTCTTTATTTATTTAACCTTTCTTTACTTATGATGTTTCTATATTGCATACATTAACAATAAAGGCAGACTTTCACAAGCCTGCCAATACATATAAAGAAGATAATACATTATTATATATAAATTAAAAAGAACATTATCTGTTGTCATACCTGTAGAGTATTACCCTACTTTGTGGAAATACCTTATATATACGTTCTAAGTCTTCGGGTGCATTATCCCTTAGCCATGCAAAACAATCCAAGTCCAAAGACAAACCGCCTGACGCATTCCCAACCTCTGCATTCTCCGAGCGCAATGCTCTGGAGTACATTATCGGCTTAGGCAGATGCCGATGTTTCATATATTGCAAGATTTGCTTTTGAGTAAAATCAGCAAGAGGATAACAATTTCCACCATGAATGTAATTTTCATCCTCATACGACTTCAACATAAGGCTTCGGTTCATCGAGTCTGCTTTCTTCATACCAAAGAATACGTATTCTATTCCGAAACGCTTTTTTAAGGCTTTTACTACCATAGAAAGATTAAGAACCTTTACTTTTGGATTCGGAACGCAATAAACTCCATAATGAAGATTGTATGTTGTATTCCAATGTGGTATCTGCTCGAACTCTATCTTCGGGTATCTAGCCTTCAGCCAGTTTATCCATCGTTGTATATGCTCTAAGTCTTTTACGAGATACATAAATACACATACTATGCGCTCAAACTTATCATATAATAAGTCCAATGTAACAATGGAGTCCTTGCCAAGAGACATCATAACGATACAATCCTTACTCTGTTCACTAGCCATATCAATTACCATATTGGCAACATCTATGGGATTCTTCCTCACTACAAGAGGCTTTACTCGCTTGCGTCCCATATTACAACAAACCTAAAATCTGACTTCCGGAAATACGCATAGAGTTAGCGGCTTCCATGTGCAACATATCACAGAAAATCTGCTTTTGTTCAAAACTTTCGAAATCAATGAATATGAAGTTATCAATATCTTCCTTTCTTTTCTTTCCGACATCAGTACAATGCTGTTTCTGATCCTTGACCTCTTCCTTTGTCATCTTTGGCTTAGCTGCGTGCTCGGCCACTATCTCTTCAGATGTTTTTTCGATGTTGGGTAATTCGGTCATTGGCGTTGGGGTCGTAACTGAAATTATAGGTTCATTCAAGAAATCCTCGCTAAAGTCATCCATGCCCGAATCCTTCAATGATGCTTCCAAATCATCTTGCAACATCTTGATTTGTTCAGTATCCTGTTCCGTGAAGCCAGCAGCCTTGAAGTCTATTTCATCTATGCTAAAGTTCTTGGCAACCAAGTTGTAATCTATCGGGTCTTGCGACTTCGCCATAAACAACAATTGCTCTTTCTCGGTCTTTTCGTCAAAATCAACGGCTTCTACCTTGATGTCATAATCAGTTTCGGGAGTACCATCATAACCTTGGATAAGGTCAACGCTCATCACTCGTTTATGCCCATCTATGAGATTTCCAGTTGTCTCATTCCATTGAATACCTCCAATGAGACCAACTTTCTTAATATTGGCTTTTTGCTGTTTGATGTCCGCATCGGTATGTACCTTCGGGTTGCAAGGGTTCAAGTTTATTTGAGACCTCTTGATTATCTTTGTTTCACTTCCTTTTTTCATTTCAGTTCCTCCTTGTTTTTATCAGCTTTCAACAGAACTATCCTTGCCATTGGGAATACCTTGTATATTTTCTCTAAATCTGCCGGATAAAACTCTTTAAGAAATTTCTGATACTCAATATCCTCAACATCAACTCCTGAACTTTGTTTATTCGTTCCATTTGCTTCTGGGTTCTTTAAACGATGGTCAAGAATATAATCCATTATTTCCTTGTTTTTATATGTAGATAAAGGATAGAATTTCTTCGTCTTCCAATTGATAGCTTCCTTTCCATCCGTATAACTTCTAAGCATAAGCCGTCTGTTCAAAGAATCGGATTGTTTAAATCCATAACAAGCCCACTCTACACCAAGTCTCTTCCTGAGTTTTTCGGTTATATCAGCTAAAGTCCATTGTCTTTGCTTAGGGTCTTGTTTTATTCCCATATATCCGGTTTTTATATCATAAAATAAAGCATAATGAGGAACTTGAACAAACTCAATGTTCGGGTACTTGGTTTTAGCGTAATTATAGTAACGCATAATATGTTCCAAGTCTTTTACTATATACATGAATACTACCACAACTCTCTTGAACTTCTTGTAGCATAAGTCAAGCAATACGATAGAATCCTTTCCACTCAGAGAATGGAAAAGTAATATACTATCTGTCTCCTTGGAAACATCATCAATGATTTCTCTTGCTCTTTTTAGTTCTTGCATACATTATTCTCCTTAAAAACAAGGGGTGAATGAAAGTTAATTCATTCTACCCATCTTGACTTTTAACCTCTTCTAAGTCTGCGGTTTACACGTTCTGTGACATTATTTGCTGCTGTACGAGCTGCCAATGTACGCATAGCACCACCATAAGTAGTTCCTTGTGCGCCAGTGTTTCGGTACTCAACATTTCTGCCACGTTCACGTCTTTCACCAGCCCTAAGACCAGTTGTACGATTTGTTACCGCTCTCCATTGAGAATAACGATAACCTCTTGATGCCTCTGACATAGTTGTAACGTTTTAAGTCCACGAATCATAAACTACTCCCCTTGGGGAATTATCTAGGCTCGGTGGACTTACGCCCACCTACTTTAGAGTCGTTTCTGTTACCTTGTCAATAACAAAGAAGAAAAACAAAGGACGCTCTTTTTCCTTTTTAAGCTCCAATGCTTCGTACATTTCATCCAAATCATGGCTATCATACTTTTCGTGAAGAAAATCAATATCTTCTTTCATAACGATACAAGTATCATTTACCAAAACATCACAATCAAGATACCACGAGTTGTTATAATCATGGAAGTGGATTGTCTTTACTACTCGCAATGGGTCAACAATACCCTCCTCTTGCGCTTTAATTACATCCTCTTCTTTACCATGCTTTTTAAGGAACTCCAAAACATCCTTGTCAAACAAACGACCAATATAATGGTCTGTATAGGCTCTGTACTCAACCTTCTTCTTGCCTTCAAGAATCTCCTTGGCATTCTTTCTTGTCATAATCAAGTTAAGAACCTCAATAGGTTTGGCTGGCTTGAAATCGGGATACTTCTCTTTAAATGCACTTACCTGCGCATCAAAATCTTCTTTGTTATTACTCATAATTAATTATTTCAAGGAACGCAATGCAAAGATAGCATAATTCTTCCATCCAAGCAAATGCGTTCGGGTTATTAAACTCACTTTTAATAAATGGTGAAAATTACTTGTTCTCTAAAGGTTTGGTTGCCTTATTAATTTGCATCCGTTCCTTTTTGCTAAACATATCATTGTAATTCTGAGAATCATCAATGACAAACTTTTCTTCTTTCTTCATATTCATATCTCCTATATGTTTTAGATAATCATTCTTAATCTTTCTCCAGCAATGCTCGCATCTTGAATACTTCGTGAACTCTGTCGGCTCGCAAGGGTCAACATCTTTCAAAGAATCAAACTCATGTGGCAGTACCATAAACACGTTCTCAAAATGTTCTTTATTGTATCTCAAAGCTTCGTCACGATAACGAAACCAAGTACAACATTCTTGAATGCTTGTGTTCTTGCTGAAAATCAAATATGCTTTATTCATAATCCGATACAGTTGTTTCGGTGTGTCTCACCTTTTTATATTACGATGCAAAGATAAGAATAACACCTTAATTTTGCAAGTTTTTTAATGCTTTTGTTTCTGTATTTAAATATATTTCATATATCGAAAGAACTTTTAATCCTTCATCACCTCAAAATGAGCATCCATAGCCTCAACAATATTACATAACGTATCAATATCGGCATTAAAACGCCCCATCTCAATATTACGAATGTTGTTAGGCTTATAACCGGACTTTTCTGCCAGCTCCTCCAATGTTATACCACTAAGTTCTCTAACCTCTTTAATCTTCTGCCCCATTATATAGCGATAGAGATTTCGATTACGATGTTTCTTGTCATCATCGGGGTTTCTTCTTTGCTCTAAATAAGCAATTTCAAAGTTCCTTACCTTCAGACAATTAACCATGTTACCAAATATCTTATGCTTAGGGGGAAGAGGAAAACCATCGGCATCTTCTTTTACAAGTTCTATTTCGCCACCTTCAGTAGCTTGTATGTACTGAGCGAAGCGCACCGCATCATCGTAGTACATTTCCGTAAATCTTTGTATCATATTTTAAGAATTTTCTGCAAAGGTACACAAAATAACTCACATTTGGTCAAACTTGAAACATACAAATAGGTTTTATTTGGTATTTTTAAGACTTCGCTGTACTTTTGCACAATAGGAATAAAAATAATTTAAATCATATAATTATGTGGGTATATAGCGAAAAACAAAAGACGTGGGTCAACCTTGAACAAGTTCAGCGAATTGCTAGCGATGGGCAAGGTGGGTATCTGTTAATCAGTCAAGATGGCAAGAAAACATCCGTCGACCAAACTTGGTATGACAAGGCTATGCGTTGGGTTGACCCTGACTGGTGGGAAAAACACCCTAATGGCGGTAAGGACTCCTTGAACTTCGAAGATGCTCTGAAGGCTATTATGAAAGCTACAGGTGCAAAAATGGACAAAAAGGATAAGGATAAGAAAGAGGGGGAAGAATAGACCTTCCCCTTTCTTCAAAATTCAAACATCGTTCTTTGCCTCTCCTATCATTTTCATAACATATTCCACTACCTTTTCATTTGCCTTGTTTATATTCGTAAAGTCCTTTTGAATGTAAATATCAGTAACATCTAACTGCGAAACGTGATTGAGTGCTTCGTGAATGGTATACTTATCAATACCTAGTTTATTTCTTGCTATAGATGCCCAAGTATGACGGGCTGAGTAGAAATCGAAACGAGGAATGCCCAGTTCGTCAGCTATGAAATGCAATCCCTTATTTATATGCTTATTGAAATTGGCTGCATTGCTATATTTCTGATAGAAATCAAAGACCCTTGTTGTTCCCTTATATTTTCGGAACAAAGGTTTGATGATGTCAGGTACGACAATTTCTATGTGGGCATTATCGTTTCTCCTATCTCTAGTTTTAGCTCTATCGTAGGCGAGTACACCCTTATTATAGCTGACACATTCATATATATCAACAGAATTCATTCCCATCAGAAAGAACGAGAGTACATAACAATCCCTTGCCATACCTACACGTCTAGTCCCCTTGAAATTAAATACTCTTACAAGGTTCTCTTCACTGATTATCCTATCTTTTGTCTGCGGAATATCCCTCGGAACGGAGAATTTATCAAAAGGATTACTTCTGATAATATCATTTCCATTCGTATTATATTCTTTGATAGCTTCATTGAAGATATGCCGCATATTGCCCAAGTATAAGGATTGCGCCCTAGGATGACCATCTAGGAATTTCTTATATCCGTTTAGGAATCTGTAGTCTATGAGAGAAAACGGCAGCTTACGGCAACCATTATAGCGTGCAAGGGAATTGAGCATAATCAGATAATTCTTCTTTCCCTTATTGTCGGATTTCTCAACCCACTCTTCGGTAAAGGAAAAGAAGTCTAAATCCTCTGTCTTGTTGCCTATATCAATCAAATGCTCACATATCCAATCAATATCCACATCTTTACCTAGCAAGTCTACCTCTAAGTCATAGAGTGCATCCTTCATAACATTCATTTTATCTTCTATCGTCTTCAATATCTTACGTGAAGAAATCTTTCCAGCTCTAGACAAGTCTGAGTCGGAAACAACTATATTGGTAGGAAATCTTTTTCTCTGTCCCTTATGAGAAAGAACAATAGACACCTTTCTTGTTTTGTCTTGCTTTGGTTTTCCAAGCTCGTATGTTATTGTAGCCATAATATTTTTCCTTTAAATTTACAATATTTTGCGGCAATTTTGCGGAAAATGCGGCAATTTTGCGGCAATTTTACACTTTACTTGTAGTACTCAGAGCCTACTTGTGGAATATTAAAATCTTCTAATAAATCGTTTCTGTTTCATAAGCAAAAGTTCATTATACGTCCATAAACGCCTATTTTATAGCCATTTATAAAGAAAAATGGTGAAACAACCTATACGATTATTTCACCATTTCTTGTTTATATTTATAGTGATTCCGTTGGGGTTCGAACCCAAGACCCACAGCTTAGAAGGCTGTTATACGGAACACCAATAAAATGTCTAAACAATAGCAACTTACGCTATAGGCGAATAATCATTTTGCGGCAATTTTGCGACATTTTATGCAAGCCTACTCCACAGAACATACAAATATACTTTACATTATCATTTCCTTTTCTGCTGATATTCCACAACTAAGAGCTGCTTCACATCTGCTAAATCCAACTCTAAATCACGATAGGTAGGATTAAAGGAACGCAATATAAGCTTTCCATTATTCATATCCAAGTCAATGATACGCTTCAACAGAATACCTTCTTTATGAACTATGATATATTCCTTTCCGTCTATATGAAGTCCATTGCTTTTTACCATGTAGTCAGGGCAGACTTTACATATAACGATGTCTCCATTCTGATAAGCTCTAGACGAGCCATCATCCATAGAATCACCGCTTACCTCGAATGCTACGTACTTTTCTTTATCTTCCTTTACAATAGGGATTGTTGGGAGCGATGATATATATACATCATCCGCATATCCACTGAGATAACTCTTATAAGCCATCTTAGGAACAAGAGGAACAAAGCTGACGCTTGAATTGATATTCGACTTGAGGTCATCGTTGAACATCTTTCCTTCTCCGGTCTTAAGCCAATTCAGATTTAGTTGAGGGTAAGCCAAAGAGATATTCTTCAAGAAAGTATCACTAGGTATATCCGGCAATCTGCTAATCGAACTGGTATAGCTCTTACACTTCCGCAAAAAGAATGTAGTACTGATTCCCATCTCTGTACAGAATGGTGCAATCCTGCTTTTGTAGTTGTTGAATCTTTCAATATTTGACTCGGGTTGCAACATTTCACCAGCTCCATTGGCTAGCCAATCCATATTAAGGTCTGGGAATTTAGAATTTACCCTATAAGACACTCTTGCTGTGAATACGCCATTTTTTCCAATTATAGGAAAGTTTGATGCCACATCAGCTTTATCGCAAAATTCACGCTTGGTAATTCCTTTATATTTAAGGTACTCACGCAGTCTTGTCTTTGCGTTTCCGTTCTCATTAAACTTGACAGGAGAAGAAATAAACATTTCTCCCATTCCGGTTCTGATAAAGCTTGGATTCACCTGTGGAAATTTACTTGTTATGGCTTGCAAGCTTTTTGATGACACACGATTAGTGATGCGGCTTACGAACCCATGCCCTAAGCCTACGGTGTCTTCGAATTTTTCGTTTGAAGTGTAACCCAAAGCAGTGATTACAGCCTTCAGTCTTTCGTATGCACTATTCATAACCTAAAATTTAATACGCAGTAAGCGCATGTGTAACTTAATTTATGTAAATATTTAGAGTTTCAAGACAATAAAAGTTAATGTAGTATTTAAAAACACTAATTAATTTGCATACTTGCAAAACATTTCTTATCTTTGCACTCGAAAACATTAAAGATGTTGCAAATATACATAACAATATCGTAACTTGCAAGAAATTTAATATATTTTTTGTAATATTACATAAAAAGGTGAGACACACCATAAAAACTGTAGAAAGAATATGTCATTAAGCGAGATTAAGCAATTAGTATCAGTCGCATTTCAAGCGGGACGGATGGATGCCCAATTTGAAATGGGGTTGCGTTCCGACAGGATACGCAGAAAAGATGCCGAATGCTATCTTGCATCAAAAGGATTTGAAAAGCAGATGATTGACAAATGGGTCAAGAATAGGTTAATGAAAGAATATGTAGGTGATAGTAAAAACTCACCTAGATATTATTCTCTCAAAGAAATCAATGAACTTGTCGTTTCTTGTCAGATAAAGAAAATGATTATTTAAAATATACGACTATGGCAGAGAATAAGGCAGCGAAGCCTGTAGAAGGGCAGAGCGTAGAAATTAAGGATTATGAGTTTCGCCTCCTTGATGCGGATGAGATAGAAGTCCGTGTCGGTCAAGGTGGTAATCAGAAGTCACCGGACTGGTGTTCCTTGTTGCTTTACAAGGACGCAAGATGTGATATGAGACGATTAGATGAGAAGTTCGGCATCTATGGTTGGAAACGTAAGCATGAGCTTATTGGTCAGAACCTCTTTTGTACGGTTTCCGTTTATAAAGAAGGTATCGGTTGGATAGATAAGCAAGATGTTGGTACGCCAAGTAACACCGAAGCCGTTAAAGGCCAAGCTAGCGACTCTTTCAAGCGTGCATGCTCTTGTTTAGGTATCGGTCGAGAATTGTATACTGCTCCCAAGAAGATATTCATCAACCTCAACCGAAACACCGAATATTCTCAAAGCGGAAAGTTGAAGACAATTTTCCATGTTGGATATGTAGGTTATACAAACAGATGTATTGCCAAACTTATTATTCAAGATGAGAATAACATTGTGCGTTGGTATTGCGGCATGACAGAACAAGAAGTTCTTGAATGGATGAATGAGCAGAAAGAAGTATATGGTTACTCTGAACCTGCCCCAAAGAGCGAGGAAGAAAAAGACGAAAATCTTAATGAGCAAAAACAATATGCTTATCCACAATTGCAACAGGCTCAAATTTGGGAGGACGTAGATAGAGTTTGGAACGGATTCCCAGACCTTCAGAAGTCCGAAGAGTTTAAACGCAAATGTGCATTACGAAAGATGGAACTCGCACAGAGCAAGAAGGATTTAAAAGCAGTTTATGATGCTTATCCCGAATATCAAAAGAATGCAGAGTTCTTAGCTAAGTTGACACAATTTAAATCAAGATTAGTATGATACAATTGAATAACAGTGGAGTTCTTTATGAGGACTCCACACATCAGTACTTTTATGATGGTCGTGAATTAAGTGGCATTACAGGTATGCTTCATCAGTATGTATTCCCCAATATGTACTCTAACGTAAGCGAAGAGGTATTGAAGAAAGCTGCCGAAAAAGGCACTATTATCCATGAGCAGGTAGAGTTGTTTGCTTCATTGGGTATTGAGCCAGCCTCAGAGAGTGTCAAGGATTTTGTCGCTTATATCAAGAAGAATGGATATGAGATTATAGGTAGCGAATATGTCCTTCGAATCGGAGAAGACCATGCAAGTGCAATCGACTTGGTGATGCACAAGGATGATGCACCGGACGATGAGGTTGAGATTTGGGATATTAAGGGTACTTATTCCGTTAATAAGGAGTATGTGCGTTGGCAGAACTCGATGTATAAGTTCGGTTTCGAAACATTGAATCCTCATCTGAATGTTACACGTATATGTTGTATGTGGTTGCGTGATGACGAGAAGCGTGGAACAATCTGTAAACTCATCCCATTAGGCAAGCCAAGACCTGCGAGCGATGTTAAAGAATTGTTCCAATGCGAGAAAGAAGGTCGTTTGTATAGTGATGATACAAAAACACCTTATTACATTATAGATAACGAAATCGCACTCATGGACGTTCAAGAGCGCATTGCTAAATTGCAAGAACAGGAAAAGGAGTTGAAGGCAGCTATCTTTGATGGTATGTCAAATGACAACCTCACATCTTATAAAACTTCGATTTACACTTATTCCTTGAAGTCTGCTTCTGAGAGGGTTACGTTAGACACGAAGGCTTTTGATGCGGATGACGAAGAAGCTTACAACCATCTATTGAAAAAGTATAAAAAGGTAACTAAGGTAAAGCCTAGTTTGACCTTGAACAGAGTTGGATAAATTATTGTTTTATTAAATATTTTAAGTTATGGCTAATAGTTATAAAGGTAAGATTGTTGCTATCGAAGGCATTCAATCTATTCAGAGACAAGGTAAAGAACCATTTGAAAAGAGACGTTTGATGCTTGATGTAACACGTTTCGATGGTTTGACAGGTGAACGTGGCTATGAAAAGCGCATCATCTTTGAATTCAGCGGTAAGAATGTACATGTTCCGGATGGTTTTAATGTCGGGGATATAGCAGAAGTATTCTTTGACGTTGAGTCATATCAAGGAACGAAGAAGGATGGCACAACAGACTGGTTTACATCTGTTCGTGGCTACAAGATGCAAAGGATTGAAGCACAGAACAATGCGCCACAAGGTGGCATGCAAGCTGCTGCTAATAATCCTTTTCCACCACAAGCTCCAGCCTCAGGTTCAGCACCAATTCCACCAGCACAGCCGAGTGGCACTAATACATCTGATGCGCCATTTTAAACTTATTATGGTGGAGAATTAATTTTCTCCACCTTTCATTAAAGACAGATGGTATATAATATGTTGAATCCGGTCGAGCTTGAAAAGTTCGAGGAACGAACCAGGGCTATGATAACCAAAGCCAAGAAACTACAAGGTGATTATTATAATGAGAAGTTCTTTGTTGTTGACCTTAAAGAAAGACAACAATCTAGGACAATCCAGCAGAATGCTTATCTGTGGGTAACAATCACTTACGTAGCTATTGAAGAAGGATATACTAAGGACTATATCGAACAAGAGTTCAAACGTGTAAATAAGGATGTTTTTCTTAGGGAGCGTGAGAATAAACAAGGCAAGACCTTCCAATATTGGAGGCACATACCAGACCTTGACAAAGAAGAAATGTCTTTATGTATAGACCGATGGCTTCATCATTGCTCGATGGAAAGAGGATTATACATACCTACTCCACAAGACCATGCTTATATGGTATGGCAGACGCAGGTGGAGAGGCAAGCAGAATTAAATAAAGAGTTTCTATAGAATGCTTGGTGTCGTAGCTCAGTTGGATAGAGCAAATGTTTCCTAAACATTAGGTCGTGAGTTCAAGCCTCACCGATACCACATTCTCTAACATAAAAATAAAGAATATGAAATCATTAACAGGAAAGTATTTTATCGTAGGTGTTCGTTATGAGAAAACTCTAGAAGACGGAACGAACGCTAAAACTACAGAGCAATATGTTGTAGATGCCTTGTCATGGTCAGAATGCGAGGCTAAGACTACAGAAGAAATGGCGGTGTACACAAATGGTGATATGGAGATTGTCACTATGAAGAAAGCTAGCTTCTCTGAGTTGTTCCTTTCAGAGGTAGATAGTGAAGATAAATACTACGATTGCAGTATTAACATGATTACTATTGACGAAAAATTTGGCAAGGAGAGGAAGACCAAGGTTCGTTATCTTGTGCAGGGTGATACCATTGAAAAGGCTCGTAAGAATGTAGATGAGATTATGGGTAAGACTATGATTGATTACAATATTACAAGTCTTAAGGAAACATCAATCATGGACGTATTCTTGCATATGGGTAAACCAAAGGAGTAAGGCTTTTCATTTTTCTTATTATTTAATTAGTTTGAAATCCCCCTATGGGGTGGTGCTGCTTAGTTCAATGGTAGAACGTCCGCCCAAATCGGAAAAAGGTTGTGGGTTCGACCCCCACAGCAGCAACTATGACTTTTGGTTTGATAAAGGATAAAGATTATGGGATATTATGATAGATTCAACAAAGGTGGAAAGAAGCCTAAACACCAAAGGAGCGAGAAGCAAAAGTGGGTTGACAAGCTAGATAGGCTTATGTCGGTTTATATCCGCATGAGAGACTCTAGAGAGTTTCACTATAAGTACTTCAGATGTATCAGTTGTGGACGAATATTGCCAATCGACCAAGCCGACAATGGGCATTATTGCGGACGAACTCATATGAGTTTGCGCTTTGATACACGTAATCAGAATGCGGAATGCAAACGATGCAACAGATTCTCTTCTGACCATCTTATCGGTTATAGAAAGAATTTGATAATGAAGCTTGGAAGATTGGCTTATTTGCAGAAGCATCCTCACGTTCCTTTAGATATGGAAGAAGTTAAGCGGCTCGGAGAGCAACAAGTTGATTTATTGGAGGTAATGAAACATCAAGCAAAGAATTGGTCGGTGTTCGAATTACAGGAACTCTATAAATACTATGCGGCTCTAATTCTGAAAATGAATGAAGAAAAAGATAATCAATAAGGTTTAATTAATGTTATAGCCGTAACAATAAACACTAATTTATTTGCATTATTAAATTATTCTTCGTACCTTTGCAATCGTCTTGGTGAGACACACCATAAAAACTGTAAAGTCATTTTTCTATTGGCTTTTGTTATGCATAAGACTTGTGCATTCCTATATAGTAACAAAAGTGATTTCATATTATTTGTGAAATGAAGTTTAAATTAAGACCATATCAAGAAGAGGCTAGCAAGAAGGCTGTTGAGTTTTTCTTGGATGAAAAGAAAAATTGGAACGCTCTGGAAGTGCTCCCTACAGCATCGGGCAAATCCTTAATTTTGGCAGATATAGCTGCTAGACTCAAGGATAAAGTGCTTGTGTTCTCTCCTACTAAGGAGATTTTGGAACAAAACTACAAAAAGTATTGTTCTTATGGATTTGATAATGCCAGCATCTATTCCGCTAGCTTTAAATCAAAAGAAATCAGCGATGTTACTTTTGCTACAATTGGTAGCGTGAAAGGACATCCCGAATTGTTTACTGACTTCAAGTACATATTGATTGATGAGGTTCATTTAGTGAAACCTGAATCCGGCATGTATAAGGAGTTTCTTGATAAATTAAAGAGCAAGGTCATAGGTTTAACCGCAACACCTTTCCGTCTGTATTCCTATCAGAACTATGGTAGCATACTGAAGTTTCTGACAAGAAGTAGAGACAAGATTTTCAAGGAGCTTATCTACTATGTTCAAGTTGAGGATATGGCAAAAAACGGATATATCTGTCTTCCGAACTATTACACATGCCCACCACCACAATGGAACGAAGGAAACTTGCAGCTCAATTCAACTTGCCGTGATTACACTGACCAAAGTGTCAAGCAAGAATATGAACGTGTAGATTTGTACGGATGGCTAGTTAGTGTTGTTAAAAGATTGCTTAATCCTAAACGAGGTGGACAGCGTAAAGGTATCTTGGTTTTTACGAAGTTCGTTAAGGAGGCTCAGAAACTGACATATTCCATACCTAACTGCGAAATGGTCTGTGGAGAAACACCACAGAAAGAACGTGAAGCAATCATCGAGCGTTTCCGTAATGGTCAGACTAAGGTATTGGTAAATAGTCAAATATTGGTCGTAGGTTTTGACTATCCGGAGTTAGATACGGTCGTGTATGCAAAGCCAACACGTTCATTAGCGCAATACTATCAAGTCGTAGGAAGACTTCTTAGACTATCAAAAGGGAAACAACCTTGGTTTGTTGACCTCTGCGGTACTTATGAGAGGTTCGGGAAAGTTGAAGACTTGAAATTGCTAGACCTAAACGGCAAAGGAAAGTGGGTAATAATGAGTGGAAATAAACAATTAACAAATGCATTTTTTTAAGATATGATAGTAAAATTAGACGAAAAAGCGTGTAGCTTGGATGCTGATGAATTAGTCGCTTTCGTACGTCTTTCATTTAATGCTGACAAAGACGGATATGTGTATGGGAGCAACAAAGAATTATCGGAAAAGACAGGTATGTCGGTGGCAAAGACAAAAAAAGCTATTGATGGACTATTTGAGAAACAAATGTTATCTATCGGTAGCGGAAAAGTCTTTATTTGGAAGCATGAAGACAACATAGAATTTGCTGAAGGTGAAGAATCTAAACCACACAAGAACGAACCTGAACGAATAGCATTGAACAACGTCCCTAGTGTACAACAAGTGGATGATAAAGCAAAGAAGGTTTGCGAATATTTCAATAAGGTTATCGTTGGAAGAGGAATGCCTCTTGTTCATGCCCTGACTTCGAAGAGAAAGTCAATGATTAATTCACGGCTTAAAGAATATGGGAGTGAGCAGATGAAGTTGATGATTGACAAGGCGGCAGCATCTTCATTCCTTAATGGTAGTAATGGATGGATGGCGAGTTTTGATTGGATTATGAGACCAAATAATTTTGTTAAAGTATTGGAAGGAAATTATGATGATAGAAAGCAAGGGACTAATAAAGACGCAGAGCAAGGCTATTACCAAGAATCAGCCGACCTCGTGCAGCGCCTCAATCAACAGAGAAAAGCAACGAATATTCAATGAGTACGGAACATTCGATAACGTTCTAATGTCTTTCTCTCCATCAAGCCAAGTAGGTAGTAAGATGCCAATCGGGAAAGCTTTTAAAAGCAACGCACCAACACTTACCTATCTTGACTTGTGTTATGGAGAAGGAAGTGCAATAACATGGCTTGTAGCATGGGTTTCTGATGTCTATGGTATTTGTGGCTTTGTAAATAATGAGGCTACTGACAATATCAAGATAATGACTGCAAATGCTATAAAGGATGAGTATTATTTCCTTAATCTGAACGAGCTGATTACTTTCTTCAAGATGTTTATTGCCGGAAAGTTTGAGAAATTCTACAAGAAGCCAAATCCGCAAGTTATAACAAAGAGCTTGAATACTTTCTGTTCCCATCGTATAGATGCCATAAAAGCAGTAGAGGCAAATATACAGAAAGAGAAAGAGGCTAAAGAAGATGAGGCTATCAAGCAAAATGCCATCACTTATGAAGAATGGGCGGCAAGAAAAAAAGCTAAGGGCGAGGAAGTTAATATAGAACTTATCGAAGACGAGAAAGGCAACAAGATTTTTCGGGTAAAAGCTCCTAAAGCTGATGTTAGATTAGACTCAGCTTATATGATAGTCAAGAATACAACAAATGCAGATTTTAAGGCTATATGCAAGCTAAGAGAATGTTTCGTTAAGAAATATGGTATAGACCCATACGACTTGATTAGAAGTTTAGGGAATAAAAAACTTAGAGAATATGAAGAAAGAAGAAATTGTCAAGGCAATCATTAAGAACCTTAGAGATGTAAATGGCAAAAAGTTCCGCAAGGATGATGTTCAAGCCATTGTGAATTATTTCATAGACCTCACAAAGCAATCGTTGCGCAACAGAGACCGTGTTATGATACGCAGCTTTGGAACATTTGTGGTACGACATAAAAATCCCAAGCAAATTAATTGCGTGCGAACAGGAGAGAAAACGATGACAAGGGAGAAAGACCATGTGGCTTTCATTCCTTCTAATGATTTTGACTTAGATTCAATAGTATAAAATGGAGATAGCAGAAATAGAACAGATTATAGAGGCTTGCAACTTTGATGTTGCTAGCCAGACCCAAAGAGCAGAAACATTCAACGTAATTGACGCTATTGTAGAAATGCGCAAATACGAAGGTCGTTTCAACGCCAAACGTTGGGAATATGAAAATGTTAATGGACGTGGTACGATAGAAATATATTCTAAACTCGTTGCCGGAACTCTAGAGGACAAATTAGCAGAGTTTGCTATTATATTATTCTCAATGGCCAATAAGTACAAGATGAATGTCAAATCGTTGAGGCTAGACCCAGATTCAATGAGAGACCGTTCCTTTGAAGACTTGATGATGTCTATGCTGAAGATTGAAATGACACATTACCGAGTGTTCAAGAAGATAATAATCTTGATTGGCATGCTTTGCGGATATTGCATGATGAATGGTATTGATTTGTTGTGGTTCGTTAACAAAAGACTTTTGATAAACATTAAATAGGCTAAAATATGAAGAAGTTAAAGTTAGTTTTTACGAGTACGGATTTCGCATCTTATACGAAGAGTACTATGAGTATGTTATGCAAGGTTCTTTTACGAATTCCTTACCTTGTACTTGTAGGCATAGTTAGTACAACATGCTGGGTTGCTAAGTGTATTGTAAGGTTCTGCAAGGAGTACACAAAGGCAGCGGTAATTATCGGTTTTGTTCTTTGCTTTATGGCTATGTTTGTTGAGTTTGTCTATTTTAAGATTCAACTTGCAAAGAGTTCGTATCAGACAAGTGAACTTATAAAGCGGAACTATGAGCTGGAGCAGACCGACAGATACGATTTAGGCTTCCATGATGCAATGGCAAAGAACAGAGAAATGCTTACACAAAAGATTGAACCATGACAAACGAATTCAATGCTGCGTTTACGAGAGCACAAGCTTTGCAGAGGAGGTTTAATCCAGCTTACATGAACTCCTTTTCGATAGCAATTAAATATGATAGTTATTACGAGGAATACATGGAGATTGAATTGAGAACAGATAATGATAAGTTCTTTATTTCTACATTGACATGCGTTTACGAAGAGGATTATACTCTAAGATTAGACGAATTAGAAAAAACAATAGATAAATTATTAACAGATGAAGACAATGAATAAAAAAGTTATTTTTGTAAGCCTGTTGGATATTATAAGTATTCCATCGGGTAACGAGCATCCTGTAGATATTACGGATTTTCAGCTAAAGCACGATTTCTTTAGAGCGTTGCAAGCAGATAATAATATAGTCCGTGTCAACATCTTAGGATATGACAAGAACCAAGTAATGTATTCAAGCGATATAACATTCAAGAAAATGGTATCGGTTATTTCATACGAAATTGCTATGTATACAGTTAATGCGGTAGTTCCATATTGCTCTACTGATAATATTGATGATACTTTTGTTGATGCTGCAAAAAGCACCGAGAGTATAGATTTTCTAAAAGACAAATCTAATTGGCTGATTATTGGGAACGATGATCTTGCTGATAAATTTGGGGTTGACAATATAACAATGGAGAATTTCGTCAATGGAGAACTTAGAGAATATTCTGAAGGAGCTAAGACAACAGAAAAGAGATAAACATATTAAACCGGAAATCTTGACCTTAGCAACCATAAAGAATAGGTACGGAAAAGACCCGTTACCTGAGTTGCGCAATTTATGGGCAAAAGGACTGGTTAAGAATTGTAGAACTTTAAATGATTTAGGCTTTATATACAATGGATAAGGAGTTAATAAAAAAGTTAGTTGCACAAGGCAAGGCTTATGTACTTGACTTGCGAGGTGGTAGTGTTCCTTATAAGGAAGGTAATGCAGCGGCAGTTGATTTTTACTGCCCACAAGATGTAGTGTTGAATATGCCTTGGGTGAAAATGGGTAGAGGTCACATCAACCTACATTTAGGAATTGAACTTCCTAAAGGTGTTGGCTTGGATATTCGTTCACGTTCTGGCTTTACTGACAAAGGTATGGAAGTTGATGTGGCCTTTATTGGCAAGAACGAAACACAAGTTGGTTACATGACTAATGTTAGAGCGGACATTGATATTTGTCTAGGTCTGGTCGATGAAGACTATAGAAACGATATTGGTGCGCTTTATAGAGTTAATTCCGACCGTTATATGCCGACAAAGGATAGCAAATTCAAACTAGATTCAGATTACGAATATTATGTTTTCGTAGTCAAGAAAGGCACTCGTGTTTGCCAGGGCGCATTCCGCAAGGTAGAAAATCCAGATTGCATACTTGGAGAGTTGAATATGGAAAATAATCGTGGAGGAGGATACGGACATGGTGGAACAAAATAACAATGGGTGTTGCGAATATGCTAACAAGTATATCTTTATGATAAGACGTTTGGCAGACATGATTGAATGCAAGGATAATGCCGCTTTCGTATCATCTCTAAGGGAGGACTTCGGAAAGCTCGGATTATTTTCAAGCGCAGCCAATTTCCTTCGTCTTATGTATTGGATACGAGCATCTTCTAAAGACAAAGAAACCTTACGAAGCCATATCAGCGTAATGGCGATGGAAGCCTTGCTTACGCTCTCTTGGTATATTATTTCAGATTATAACGACATCATCGAATCGCAAATCGAATTGTTCAAAACCAAAAATAAGCGGTATGGAAACGCATTTTCGGAATGTTTTGCTAAAGATGGTTATCCGTATGCCTTCGGTCATTTGCAAGAGAAGATTAATCGTATTTGCTCTTTGCTGACTTTGAACGAGGATGCTAAAGAAGAGCCAGTCCTAGACAGCTATAAAGATTTATTGGGGTATTGTATTTTAACACTTATCGAAATAAAATGAGATACCGAATAACAAGAATAGAAAAAGTTATCAATGGGCAGAGTTCGTTTGAGCACTGCTCGTTGATAGTTTCTAACATAGAAAAGTTTAGGAAACAAATAGATGCAGACGAGGTTAACTTCGTCTATGAAATGTTGGATTAAAAATAGAAAAGAATGAAAGAACCAGACATTGAAATGAATCTAAAGAAAATCATGGAACGCATAAAATGGATTAGAGAAACTAAGGCCATCTTATCCAAGGAAGAAACAAGTCTTTCCATTCCATTGATGCAAGATTTATCGCAAGTAGGCAATATTTACGATAAGTTTATGAGCTATCATGCCGGACGAAATTCCACAATGGTACGCAAGCAATTTATCTTTGTTATTCTTTATCTTTATTCTCCTAGTGCCCTTGGCGGTTCTAAAATGAGAAGAGGGTTAAGAGAAAAAATCGCTAAGGTTTTGGGGTGTACATGTTCTAATGTAAGCCATGATTACAAAAACATCAGTTTCTATTATATTACTTACCGAAGTTTCCGTAATGACGTGAATGAGATATTGGATAAGCTATTAATAGATTTGGGTTTAAAAGAGATAGGGGAAGAATAACTTCCCCTACCCTTTTTAAAGCAGTCGCAACTCTTGTTTAATACCAAGCTTTTTTGACTCTTTATTAAAGAATTCTACTTTACGTTTTACTTTTTCTTTAAACTGCTCGAACAATGCAATTAAAGCTTCTCGCTCGGTATCAAAAAGCTCTTCTTCTCTAATTGTATGCTGTACGGTTCGTTTACAATGGTCGGGTTTGTATCTATAATCTATCCACCAACCCGATGAATTAAATTCGTTCCCCTCAAACCAAGATACGTTGCAGCATCCCTTTACTATACAGCGTTGTGGGGCATCAAACCATCCATCAATATACCAAGCAATATCACCATTCTTATATTTGGGTATTGGTCTTTCCTCTTTGTTCGTATATTTATATTTCTTCATATTCTCTTTTTTATTACTTATAGAAATCCCTATTATAAATACCTGAAAGCCTTTGCATATCTTCCTCTGTTATGGAGTATTTGTAGTTTAACTGATATTGAATATAGTCTCCATACTCCACATCTTTACATGGGAACAGCTTTCCGTTATCAATTCGTTTGAATATTATATTATAATCTGTCCTCACTCCCTTGTTAATAATTGAGAAGTGACTTCCTACAGACTCTCGTTTATCTATTACTTCATACCAAAAAGTTTTACCTTTATGAGACCTATCATTAATACCCATATAAGCAAAAATTCCTAATATAAAAAGAATAAATAAAAGCTTAAAAAAATAGTTATCTTTTTCCATACACTTAACTCTTTATTATTTTTAAATACTTCAACTTTGTGAATCGGTATGATTCATACACCTCATCTACATTCACACCTGTATTAAAAGCAAGAATACATCCTTTGTCATCGTAGAACCCAAGGATAATATACTTTTCTTCTACATACCCTGCAACGTATGCACCAATATCATTACCTTTATAAAGAACAGGCTCTCCACGATACGCATTAAAAAAATCTTTATTTGTCATACGCTATCGCTATTTTAGTTCATCAAAGTCAAACCACTCTATCTTATCGTAGCACTCGTACAGAACTTCTATACGCTGTGTTCCGTCTCCTCTTGTGACAACCCATATATCGTCACTCATTGCTCCATAATGAAGAGCCGTAGGATTTACGCCTCTACCACTATATCGGAACATTACCCACTTTTTTAATGGTGGCTTCTCTTCCTTTAGGTCGTGCCATAATGATGCAGCATTCACGTAAGGAACGTTTTCTGTGTTACAATCAGTAACACCAATCTTTTCTGTACTGAACGTTACCCCGTTCAGCTCATTGTAATCTACCTCATCTTCATTGCTACAGATATTGAGATAAATCTTCTTAGGTAAATTCTTTATTTTCATATCCCTTAAACTTAATTTATGAATATTTACCAATTCCAAATGTCAGCGTATCTTTCATCTGGTGGTGTTTTAATCTTTGGAAATATAGGAGTATTGCTGATAACACGATGGTCGCAACTTCCTGTACTTCCACTAGTAAGTGGCTCTCCGTTACAGACTAATCTATATTTACATTCATCACATTGTATGTAATTCATATCACTTGAATTTAATGATAAAAAACTCGGTATCAAGCCACTTGTCGGGGCATAATCCTTTCTTAGGTTTGCCGATGGTGATACTCTCAATCTCCTTTTCGATACGTGGACTATCCTTGCGATAGCCGTTAATGAAGAGGACGTGGGTATATTGTTTTAACACAATTCTCTGTGCGTCAATATATTTTTTAAGTAAATCCGTTCGCCCTGCCAAACCCGAAGCTAAATACCGCACATCAACGATATTGCTATTATTTTGAAATAATCGTGCTACCCAATACGGCTTTATCTCCCGATACTCTTCTGTCTTCTCACCTGATACGATTTTATCGAACCACTGCTTGCTGACGGTGAGGGTCAATACTTTCTTTTTCATTCTTCCACCTCCTCCCAGTCTGTTGCAAGAATATCATCCAAGGAGAAGAAATGCCAATAATGTGGTACAACATGGGTGAATGATTCTATGGAACTTTGTTGGTACAAGATGGATATTTCTTTATACTTGTTTATAGACAAACTAAAATAACAGCCGTTTCTTCTCACTTTCTTTCCCTCCTTCATTCTTCTCAGAGCCTCCGAGAAGTCAAATATTTCCTTGCTCATTATAATTTTGCTTTAAAGTTGTAAATTGGTTTAATAACATCAATGACATCAACCGTAGGTTTGATTAACTCAACAATCTCTTCGGTTGGCTTGTATGCCATAGGTGCTTCATCAATGGTTTCTTCACAAACTGATGTGGAATAAATACCTTTCATTTCATTCTTGTAAGAATCCATAGATAACTCTTTCTTTGCCTGTGTACGAGACATTAATCTACCTGCGCCATGAGGGGCAGAGCATAGCCAATCTTTGTTACCTTTTCCCTTGCAGATAAGAGAACCATCACGCATATTCATTGGGATAATGACTACCTCATCCTTTTTTGCACTGATAGCTCCCTTTCGCAATATACCCTTGTCTGTATCTATATAGTTGTGAATGGTTGTAAAAGAATGCTTGTCTGAATTTGGGTCAATATCCACACCTAAAGCATTTACAAGTCTGTTGGCGATAATCATTCTGTTTTGTTCAGCATATTTTTGAACTATGCGCATATCATTGAGGTAGTCATTGAGCAAATCACCTTCCAAGTAAGAAAGTTCCTTGCTTATATTTTTAGTACCTAATGACTTGATAACACTCTGTATCTCATTTTCTCTGCCTTCGCTTTTTAGCTTGGCAATAACCTCCGACTTATCGGCAGCCTTCTTGTGGCAATACGGGTAAGCAAGGTTTTGGTAATAGTTGCATACCCTAACACCAAGGTTTCTACTTCCTGTATGTATCACAAGAAACTTCTCTCCTTCTTCATTTGCATCTAACTCAATAAAGTGATTGCCACCGCCAAGACTTCCAACAGAACGATATACTATTTCCATGCTGTCAAGACAATCCCAAGCACGGAATTTGCCAAACATACAACCATCAACCAATCCGTTTATGTAGGCTGATACTTCTCCCTCGTTGACATTAAAACCAGACGGAATCAACTTATTGACTGCTTCATCAAATTTCTGCAAGTCAATATCAACTTTACCAAGTCTTACGACTTTCATGCCGCAGCCTATATCTACTCCAACAGTGTTAGGAACTACTCTGTTATCAAGCTCTATTACCGTGCCAATAGTGCATCCTTTACCTGCATGGCAATCTGGCATTATTCTTATTTCACAACCAGAGTAAGCATCGCTATTGGATAGAACTTCTATCTGCTTGATAGCTTCATCTTCTATTGTCTTTGCAAAGACCTTTGTAAACTCATTCATATCTCATTTCTTTTTACTTGTTAAACTTATCGCCTTGGTGATTCTATGGTCTTTTTTACCAACAAAACCATAGCATATTTTGTACTCAAAATCTCTTAATCTTCTGTACCAATAATCACTTGCCGTACTTAGATGACGAGCTTGCTTCATTATCTTCTTTGCCAACCTAATCTTCATACACCAACCAACATTCCAACCAAATGATGGACGTGCTTATCGAAAGCAATTCCATACTTAAACATTTCCTCAAAAAGCATAAGACGTTCCTCGTTGGTAGCCAACCGAGTAGATTTCTTTTTATCCTCGGTCATTGTAAAATGAGAGCCTACCATTAAATTCTTAGCTTCCTTGTGAAGATAAAGATAACAGAAGAGATTGTGACACTCTGGTCTCCAACGCTTACATAACACAATCCAATAATTATCTATCACAACTATATTGCCTTCGGCAACAATATCTTCAAACATATTCTTTTTCATAAGCTACTTCTTTTTACGACAAGGGCAACTTTCTGCGTGAACAACGCAAACACCATGTTTCGTGTCCACAACCAGATAATCGTGTCCTTCCTCAGTGAATACTGACATACCAATCTTCTTTGCAGGTTCATTGCTATTAGCCAAAGAGCGAATGCCCTCAAAAATCAATGCTCCTACAAACAAACACAAGACAAACCAAACGGCTGACTTGATTAAGTTTAAAATCTTATTCTTCATACATTCTATTATTCCATATATTCATACACTCAACGAACTCTTCGACTTCTTCTATACTATTCAATATAATAGTAATGCTTCCATCTTCGTTCCAGTGCTGATTACTTACATCTACCATAGCTTTATCTTACTTCTTATCGAATTTATTGCCAACAACATAAACTTCAAATAAATTAACAAATGGCTCGTAATTGTCAACTTTATCTAAACTCTTGAAGGCAAATGTTCCTTCTTTTTCAATATAAACTACCTCATAGAGATTGTCTATACATAATAAGTCATAGCTATCATGCACTATATCGCCTTCCCAAATTTCATTGCAGTCTTCGTCCATCATTCCTGTGAACTGACAGACTGTTTCTGGAATTACTTCGTAAGGAGTTAAATAACATCTATCATCTTTATCACTTTCTTTACGATGAATATACGCTATTCCCTGAGAGTATGTAAGTGAACCCTCTACCCATTCCCCGTTATCAAGACGTTTAGCCTTAAACTTTATATTTTCTATTCTCATATGCTATAATTGCTTTAATTTATTGAATATCTTGGCAAAGCGGTGCATGTAATCAAAATTAACGCTTTCATCATACTCACTCACCATTCTATTATACAGCCAACGTAGATGCTCAGCATCCTCGTGGAACTCTTTAATATCTTGCTCGTCTAAGATTATTTGTTTCTTCATACGCTACTTCTCCTTATCGAATTTATTGCCAACAATCGTTACTGATAGTCCACTTTTTACCAAATTACAAAGCAGACATTCTGTATATTTACCAAACTTAGCATAGAAAGCTCCGTCTTTAAATACAACTTCGCCTTCACCACCAAAGTCTATAATATCTCCTTCAAAAATAGGCACATCGTTGGTGTCTTTCAGTCCTGTGAACTGGCAGATTGTATCTGTATCAACTTCATAAGTGATATTTCTGTTCAACATACTTTCTTCTTGACGATTTTCGATGATGTAGGTATTACCACATTCGGCATAGAAGTAACCTTCAACCCACTTGCCATTATCAAGACGTTTAGCCTTGAACTTTATATTTTCTATTTTCATAAGCTATCTTAAAATCTTAATTTTGATACCTAAGTACTTTTCCATTTCTTTCAACCCATTTTCGTTTACACTATAATAATATATATCACGAGGATATCCACTACCATAAGGCTGAATACTTCTTTTAGCATATCCTTTTGACCATAAGGAATCCCATAATGTATCTGGCTCATCATAATACATCACTCCATTGCGATAGGCTTCATAAACACCCTTTTTAGGGTCCTTCCAATCTAAGCCAATGCAATGTTTCATCTTGTATAATTCGTCTGATGTAAGCATAACTATATCTTTTTAAGTTTTATCTTTATTGCCTTCAAATTTCTTTCACCTCTGTCCCAAAAGCACGAACGTCTAAGATAGAAATGTTGACCTTTAAGCCAAGGGAACTTATTATAAAAAGCCTTCCATTTAGCCTTTCCAGCCTTCAAAGAGGGTACTTAAATACAACTTCTAGCATAGCAGCTACCAAAGACTAATGTATTATCACAAACGTTTTTATCCATAACTATTCCTCCGTTTTCATATAAGGGCAACACTCTGCGTATATATACTTGCAAATATCACTTAATTTGCAAAGTTGACAATCTCCAACCATAACTATTCCTCCTCTTTTATACCAAATGGAGTACCATCTGCAAATTTTATTTTAAACAAATCAGTAGCAGTGACAAATCCAATCACGCCATTTTTTCTATCACCAAAAACAAGCCCTTCATTATCTATAAGTATGATTAAGCTTTTAACCTCAACATCTTGGGATGTTATCCACCCAATTGGTTTATGTTTTTGCATTTCCTGCCAGCACTCTTTTGCATCCTTAAAAGGGCGATACTTTGACTCTGGTTTGATACGATAGCCATCAGTTTTTCCTATCAATGTATCAAGGACAAAGCCCTCATCGTCACCATCAATATCACACCATACGCCCATATCGTTCCACTGAATGGTCTTGCCTTCTTTAATTGCCTTTAAAATTGGAAACAATCTCTGAATTTCGCCTTTATTAATTTTCTCCATACTCAATCCTCCAACTCTATGTTATTTTCTGCTGCGTAGCCATCTTGTGCTTCCTTATGATAACTCTTCTCGCAAACCCATCCTTTACGAAGATTATATTCGGAAATGACGTGCTTACGACAATACTCACAGATAGCAATGCCGAATTTGTTTTGTAATTCTTCTCTTGTCGTAATCAATCCTCCAATTTTTCAATAGGTTTCCAATGAGTGATATTGAACGCAATAGCACAAAGAAATCCATTTTCATCTGTATTCCAACCTTTGCATTTAGTTCTACTTGTCTTCAATACAATTTTAGGAGTTTCTTTATTTGTTACCAAAACGCTTTCATCGTAAGGAGGCGACCCATCCTCAACAGATACCCAGTCTGACTTGGAGAGTTCTTCCAAAGCTTCTTTCAAACAACAAATGCAATTATTCAAATATGTCTGTCTATTTTCATATTTGCGTAAAATTGCTAAATGTTTTGCTTCTTCTATCAGCTCTTTAACTTTCTTCTTATCCATAGTTACAAATTAAAATATTCACGTATCTGCTCACCTGTCATGCGATATACCTCAGATATTCGGCAGTCTCTAATTGAGCTATCCCAGGCACTGGTATGTTCATCATTACAACTACCATCAGCAACACGCTCTACGGCTTCTTCTGGCCCTGTTGCAAAGTCAACGCTTAGAAGTTCCTTTTCCTCGTCACTAAGCCCTTTTCCTTCCAAAGCAATATTTAGAGCGGTTTGCAACTCGTAATGAGCTTTATCTGAATAGCCTATAGCCTTACCAATATGACTATTGATTGATTTCTCTTTCTTATCCATACTTCCATTTTCTCTTCTTCCCCCCTCCCTGTTGCCAAGTAGAGGGTGGTTAGTTTATTTAAATATACTTTCAAAATTCCAATTATCACCATCGCAACAATCAGATTCTTCTACTCTTGACTTATCAACATCACAATATAAGACGCCATATTGTCGTTTTATATGCTTACAGTTGATACAAGCTGGTATTATTTCCATATTACTATCTATTTATATCCTTTGCAGGATGGTTAATCATAAATCATAACACAATCATTGTACACAGATACTTCAGATATACTTAAAGGATCTCCGTTTTCTTGTGTTCCATGAGAATAAGGAAAGCAAACTTCCATAGTCTTATCCTCAACTTTTGATAATTCATTAATCAATTCTTCTACTGTCATATTCTATCTATTTATGCCCGAAGGTGGTTAATAAAACAAATACTCGTCACAAGGCTCTCCAACATATTCTCTTGCTTCGTCTATAGTATTAAACACCTTTCGTGCCACATAGATGAATGGAATACAACCGAATAGCATATTGTCTTGAACTACGTACCGTACTGGATGTAACTTTCCAACAATTCTTTTTGTCATATCTACATATTTATTTATACTCAAAAGGTATTAAACATTCAACAATACTCTTTTGAGTTTTATTCGTAATTTCTCTTTTAACTCTTTTGCCTCACTCCAAGGTGTATAGGTTGTGGTATAAAAATTATAACTACGTTCATCTACACAATGTAAGCCTGTTATTAGTAATTCTAACTCTTCGTTTGATAATACAACATTTTTATCCATACTGCTATTATTTATGCCTGAAGGCGGTTAGTTACTTTAAATAATTATTTTTCATTTATCTGGTAATTCAAATTGAATTTGAAATGTTCTACGTATAGGATAGCCTTGATTTACATACGTCTTACCAAGATAAGCAGTAGTTGCAATACTTGCATATCCTAAATTACCATTGCTCTCATAACAAGTTACATCACAATTATCATATACTGTGTCTATATCTGCTATGATTTTTCTGAGTTCTCCTAATTTCATATCTCTATACTTTTATTCTTATAATTATTATACACATCACATGGAAGAGTACAATAACAATATCTCGAATCTGATTCTTGACACTCTTTATATTTATTAAAAGGACACTTAGCCATACCTACACCTCCATTCCGTGATTAAGGTCTAGACCAAAAAGAATGTTTTGTAATTCAGACACATACTTTAAACCTTCTTTAATAGTACTTAAAATATCATCTTTTTTAAACCCTACTAAAATATCGTAAGTATAGTCATGATTTTCATAAGCCCATACTTCTTGATGATTATTTAAATCAAGTTTATAATATATTTTAGTCTTTCTCCAACCATTCTTTTCTAGAATTTCTGAAGTAAGAGAAATTGGCTTAATATCTTTGTAATTTATAAGAGCTAAATTAAGTGCAGATAAAGACCTAATATTCCAATGCCCTTCATCATCTTTTTGATAAACCAAGTCTCCTGGAATGTATCTTAATTTATTCATATGTTTTATTCTTTATTATTCATTATAAGAGCCATTTCACACACCTTGTGACACATTTGAAGTACGTCTGATATACTTCTAGTTCTCCAATTATAGTACATTTTTCCGTGGTCTTCGGTTATTACTACAACCTGTCTGTCACGGAGGATTCGCCATATCATTTTCAACTTCTCTTTCATACGCTTTACTCCTTAACTTCTTCAAAGATTACATTCTTATTATCCTTACGTAGTTTAGAATCGCATGGGTATTTCCTCCAAACTTCACAAGCACTATTGCCAAAAAAGAAACAACCATAGCAAGTTTCTTCCTCGGTTTCAGTAATCTCCAAGACTACTCTTTCTCCAACTTTAAACTCTTTCATACGCTTAGTCTTTTATATATTCATTTACTTCACCCAAAACCTGTTTTAGCAGGTTCTTTAGAATCTTCAATTCATCATTCGAATATGTAGCTATTGGATAACCATCAAGGGTAGTATCGCCAAAGAAGCTACGACTTATCTTTAATGAGTGTTTATTCTTTTTCATTTTCTTTACCTTTTAAAATATTGTACACTTGTTTTAACTCATCTGTTGATAAGCGTTTGAAATCAAAAGAACTGATAGCGTAGACGAGAGTCTTACGAAGATTCTCTTCTTTAACATCTGATATTTCCTTTTCTGTAGGAACAGATATTCTTCTAACATTCCATCTATCACTACCGCATTGCCAGCCAGAATCTCTTCTGAATCTAGCGTTATTAACAATAATTTGAGTCTTTGTCACTTTATCAACCTTGGCGATATGTCTATGAGACATACCTGTAACTAGTACTTCATCGCCCTCAACTAAATCTTTAAGCTCTTTCATTACTCACCTCCTTTGACAATTAAATCAAGTAGTTCTTCCACAAATACCCAATCAGTAAAAGTATATGCTCTAACTCTAATTTTCCACATTTCTTGATATGTGTCACAAGCAGTTTCATTTAACATAGCGTTCATATCGTAGAGCTTTATATTACTATTCACTTTTGAGAATGCGAGAATCTTTCCGTTATCATTTCTAGGAACTTCGCTAGCAGGATGAAGCAATTTATTCAAATCGTTCAAGAACTCATTGATAGCCCACTTAGCACCTAGTCCAATAGCTTCTTTGATGTCCCCCTCATAGAACATTTCTTCCTTTTCATCATTGTTGAAGACTATCTCTTCGCCATTTAACAGAAATCTATCTTCATAGATTTCTTCCTTGGCAGCTTCTATTTTCTTATCGTCTATCATAATTATATTCCTTTCTTACTATTTTTATCCAATACCTCTTTAATCTCGAAATATTGAGCCTTTATAAATTTTTCCATCTCTAACTTGGTTATTCTACCAATAACTGAAATAGCCCCATCCCTTACAGATACTGAGAAATAATCAGTATTGATAAAACTAATGTTAACATCTATGCTTTCATCATTCATAATCTACCCTTTCTTTCTCTGAGTTCCAACATCCTTCTAGTTCTGCGGCTTTCCTTGCCACTAGGAGGATTACCACCAAGCTTTACTTCTGGGATTTCATAATTCATATAGTTGGAAGCTTCTTTATTGAGTGCCTTAACTACTTCTTTAGTCAACACCTCTTTAAGTGATACACCAGTTGGTGTTACAATTATCTTTGCATCGTCTCTAATCATATCTAGCCCTCCACGTCTTTAGTTGTACCTAACAATGATTCATTGCCGATGTAAGGAATGCATTGATTCCAACTACAATGATTTATGCATACGTAGCAGTCTTCCTTTTTAAAATTAAAGAAACTTATACTCCATTTATCTCTACTAAAGTCTCTTACCAGCACTTTATCAAATGGCTTTAGTTCAATATTTGGCTTCAAGTCAACAATCTGCTTCTTCTCAGCATCCCAAGCTTTGCCTTCCTTTTCGAGAGCATCAAAGAGCTGTTTTTTCTCTTCTTCTGTTGCAAGGCGAATAGTATTAAGATTCTCTTTAAAGAAACTTGTTTTATATCCTAGACTCAAAGCTTTAGTAGAGTTTAAATTTAAAACAATGAACGAGTAATAACCTTCTGATAAATTTGTTTTACCTGATACTATAAATATATCTTGTGTGTTACCAAAATCAGCAAAAACTATATCCCCATCCTTGAACTCTGGTAGAGCCTTCTCTACTTCAAGGGTCTGACGATTGAGCTTTCCGCCAAGACGTTCCTCGATAGTATTGATGTAGATCTGAGCAACATCCTTGTCTTCAAGGGTATAATTGTTTGTAGGTGCATCAAGAGCGAATTTATAATCTATATCACCGTCCTCTTTTCTCTGTGAAAAGAACTTACCAAAGAAACGTAAGTATCTATTGTCTTGAAATTTTTCAAAGATTACTCTTTCTTTACCATCATTACTTACTAATACATCGCCTTTCTTCCAAGAGAATTTTTCCCAATCACGCATTGATTTGCTAGGATAGATGCACAAAACTCCTTCCTTGTACAATTTACCGTCTTTATCGAACCATGGTTCTTTATTATGATGCTTAACTTGAAAAGCATCACATGCATCAGTAACGACATATAACGTAACACTTCCAAACATATCAGTCCAGAGTTTCGTACCTTCTGGCTTATCCTTCAAAATTTTTGCTATATTAATCTTTGCATCCATAATTAAATCGACTTTTGCATTAAACAATGTTGGTAATGGCTCATACTATTAAAAGTATCTTTTGATGTTTTTGGCAACTCCCCATAATAAGGAGTGACTTTCAATCCATCTATAAAATCGGCATTCTCGGTATATACCTCGGTATTATGCTCATTAATAAACACTTTCTGTGCTGATGTAACATGGCTTTCTGCTCTCAGCTTACCGAGTGACCGCCAAACTTGTTTACGATGGACGAACAATCCATGCAAAGGAATAGTTCTTACTTCTACTTTTGTTCCCATAACCTTTATTTCCATCATTATTTTTTATATGTTATACATTTATTCTCTATCTAAATAAAACGGGGAATATCGCAATATTCTCATTTCTCTTCTTATATCAATCTCAGCTAAACGAGCAGCTTTATAAAGCTTAATATATGGCTTGTCTTTGAGATATTGAATAAATTCAACAACAGAATATTCTTTCTTTTCCATAATCTTAACCATTTAAAGATGATAATAACTATTTGATACCCTTGCGCCCAAATCGAAGCAGCCCACAGCATCCGGCTTTAAGAAGCGTTTCTCTAACTTCTCCAAAGCCACTTTATACTTCTGCTCCATGTGCTTGCAATGAAGTCTCTGAGCTAATTTAAGTTGCTCGACAACACCCTTGCGAGCAACTCTATATTGTTTATCGGACATCATAGCCTTATTCGTTCACATAGTTGATTACTTGCTCTTGACCTTGCTCATGCAAGTTATCGAAAGCGTCTTCTATAACTTTAGCTACTTGGTCGCCATTAAGGTTCTCCAGCATTTCGCTTACTACCTCAATCTGCTGGTCTGTTGCTAAAGAGCAAAACTTGTCAATAAGAAAACTCTTCTGTGCTTGGACGAGCATATCATCGAATAAATCCGATACATCTACACTAACTTTATAATATGCCATAATTTGAAATTTTAAACGTAATTAGTTGTACCATACATCATTTGGCATAAGAGCCAATTTCCATCCATACTCTAGTTCATACCTTAATATTTTAAGGTCGTGACTCGTTACAGATGAAAGACCTACAAACTTATTTTCGTACTCCATATCCAAACCATTTAGTTACCATACTTGTAATGCAAATAATTAGCCTCTGAGCCGAAATAAAGCTCGGTATCGCTCATATTTGCCTCCGTCAAGTCATTCTCTACATCTTTATAAGAAGGCACGCAATCCTTAACTCTTTGGCAGAACAAAGGATATTTTGAAGAAACGTCTTCTCCGTCTTCATCATAGATATTAATCTTATCTACATTGTAATATGGATAAGAAGAAATATTTCCATATGAATGGATAACCTTTCTACTCTTAACAGACACCACGATTTCAGCAGGTTTGTTAATAGCATCAAACTCGCAAGTAAAATCATCAAGTTGCGCCTCAAAAGCCGCATCATTAAGCTTTTCAGATAAGTTTTCAAAAAACTTTTTCATTTTCTTATTACAGTTTTTAAGGTGTGTCTCACCATTTTTAATTAGTAACCTTTATTTCTTAATTACGATGCAAAGATACAAATAATATTTGAAACATGCAAGTTATTTAATGTGTTTCTTATATCTTTTAACACTCTATAATAATACGAACAAATAATTTGCTGACGTTAACAAAAAAATCCCCACCACTACATTATTATATATAGTGATGGGGTAACCCCCAAAGGGTATTTTGTCTTTGGGCTATTTTTCTTCCTTATCTACGATTTCAACGAAATCTCCAATTCCCAAACGAGCCTTATTGATACATGATGCTATCCAACCTATCAGATAGGCAGATGGTTCTCCACCATGTTTCATTTCAATATTACCCTCGATAGCATCACAAGCGTGACTAGCCTCATGACAAATTACATTCATACGCATAGCCTTACTGCTACTGAATAAAACAAGAACGCACTTTCTTCCTGTTTCTCTTATGTGAAGTCCGTAATAAGTAAATCCATCACCATTAAAAAAATCGTACTTTTCAATATCCGTACCATCATTATTCAAGAATGCTTTCTTTGCATCCTCAAACTGCAACCCAACCCCAACACACAATAAGTGTGGGTAAATGGGCTGGTCGTATTCGTAATATCCTTTTTTCTTCATACCTCATCGTTTTTATGTTTATCCCATCCACGCCTCGAAAAAGCATACCAAGTATCGCAAATATCAAGAGCGAGAATGTTGCCTTGGTCAATACAAAAATCGCTATCAAAGCCTTCGATATGAACATACATCAATGCTATAGTATCATAAGGAACGCTACGACCTTCAAGACAAGGATTTTTAAAATTCTTAGTCTTGTATAAACTTGTAACAATTGGCACTTGAAGAACGTCTGAAATATTCTCAGTGCTAATCTCTATCGACTTCTTAAACTTCTTCATATTCTCAACTATTTAAATTTCTCAAAGTAGAACTCAATTTGTCTATCAAAGTGCTCTTCGATTAACCCATAAGCAAGCGACATCTTTACTTGGAAAGAAGCCTTACCATTAAGCAATCCTTTAGCCTGTTTAGTAATCTCTGAGCGAAATTGTTCCAAACTCATATCACGCTTACGAAGATTACAAGACCTGCAAGATGGCATATAGTTCTCCATGGAATCATCGCCATGGGATACGACAAACTTTCCCGCCTTGTCGCTCCACCGAGAGTAACACCCTCGATTCTTCGGAACAAGATGGTCAACCTGCATATCCTTATACTCTATACTCTTGCCGCAATAAGCACAATGACCATCGTATTTGCGATATATTTTAAGTCTATCTTCTTTTTTCATATTTTCAACTATTTATGTTTTAAAATAACGCTGACTGCGCTTGTTGTGTAGAGTTTGTGTTGCTTGTAATGAGAGTTACAGCCTTAGAAGAATTTTACGGGCTGACATTCATCGATTAACTTGCGTGCTTCTTTAGCACACTCAGCCACGCATTTTTCGACTGCTTCTGTGATGTCTTGGATTTGCCCCTCACGCATATTGCCGTATTTATCGCAAGTATCGGCTATTATTTTGTAGAGAACACGATTTTGCAAAGCCTCCATATAGTCTACAAAATCCTTGCAAGTTTTGCGTCGAGGTTCTTGCACCCAATCAAGAAAGTCCTTCTTCCAGTCTTTCCATGTTTTGATTTTTATTACTATCATTGCTGTTTATATTTTTTATTTGTTGTTCTTGTGCCCTATATGATATTTGTTGCATATCCTACACCGATACACCGCCATACCTTGTGCCCGTAACTTCGGATTCTGATTCAGAAACTCCCAAGCATCATCCTCGCTTTCATAAGCGACCTTCGCCTTCCAAGATTGACCTTTTCTAAACCAATGCTCAGGATCTGGATGCAAATGACAAGGAATACATTTATTTCTTTTCTTCATAACTTCTTCAGAAATTTAAGTTGAAACCCTTCTGCCTTTTTTATTCCTGGGTATAGTTCCTTTAGAACCTCCCATGCTCTTGTCTTGTGCCGATGCCACATAGTAACCGGATGCACACGCTCACCACTTGGTAATACATAGAAATCTGCCTTAATGGTATCAATATGCTCATAGTTTGCAGCTTTATATATAGTTCCCTTGTTACCTATGGACGTATCGGCATAAGATATAAGGTACTTGATTTCCTTATGTGTTGCCCTAATATACTTATGCAAGAGAGATAGGCAAATCGTCTCGCTAAACTTTGGCATATCATCAGACAACCACATTCTGTCAAATTCCCTCACTTGATGGTAATCCAACACTTCGCCCTTTTCAGTCTTGATGTGCGGTCGGATTCCATACCCTATTTGCATTGCGCCCCTTATCTTATCCTTATACAATACCAAAAGATTCAAGCAACTATTCTTCGTTACCTTATGTGAAAAGTGATGAGGAACTATGATTGCATCTGCTTGCGCCTTATCGCACTCCATCAGCTTTATTCCCTTTTCCTTGCACTCGTAACCGATAACAAATCCGCAGAAGCCTAGCACTGGAGACTTGTTCAACTTTCTTCTTCTCATATCAATGATACCTCCAAAAATAACGTTTGAAATTATCTAGCAAATGCTCTATACAAGCTTTGATTTCGCCCTCTCTTATGAATTGGTTGCAAAAATCTATCAATTCATCACGTACCAACCCTCGTTTTAAGGCTTCGTCTCTCATAGCTCTTATAAGAGCATCCGTTGTTTCTTTATTCCCATTTCTTACAACAGGATTGCAACAAAACACCTTGCACATATCCATAGTTTCAAAACAGACTTAACTGCCTACTCATATTCTTTAATTCGTTATTGGCAAAATCTACTTGACGCTGGTCTATTTCAAAGCCTATATACTTTCTTTCAAGGTTTACGCAAGCTCTTGCTGTTGTGCCACTCCCCATAAATGGGTCAAGAATAACATCACCTACATTTGTTGAGTTTCTGATTAGAATCTCCATCAACTTAACTGGTTTTTCGGTCTGATTGATCAATCCTTCTTTATCCCTGCGTTTGTTGGTTGGAATAGGAACACTCAGAATGTCAGATGTGCCAAACTCATTAATTGGCTTTCCACCTCCCTTACGAAGCATAATGATATACTCCTTTTGGTTCATATAATACGTTCCACACACCTTAGTGCATTTATCCCATATTAAACACTTTGTGAAGTGAAACTCACTCCGTCCTATCTCATCTAGAAAGTGCATCAGATTATAGTCGTTACACATAAGATAGCAATGAGTCTTATCCTTTAGTACTCGATATAGTTCGTTGATATACTCCGAAATATCTATGTCATTACTCTTGAATATCTTACCTTTTCTTGTTTGTAAATCAGTCCAATATCCGCTCATGTTACTACGCCCACCTCTAGCTTGTACCGGATAAGCTACATCTGAGCATACTAGGTCTATACATTCATCGTCTAATAGCTTTAGAAGCTTTCGACAATCACCTTGATAAATTCTATTTAACTCCAGCATATCCAAACATATCTTTTTGATTTAACATTTCTTCCTTAATTCTTCTTTGTGCCACCTTGAAATAATCCTCATCCAATTCAAAACCAAGGTAATTCCGATTTGTCCTCATACAAGCCAGAGCAGTACTTGCGCTGCCAATAAAGCCATCAAACACCAAATCTCCTTCGTCCGATGATTTCAAGATGCATTGCATAAGCAAGGGGATTGGCTTCTCGTTCTGATGTACCAACTTATCTGATGGAACTCTATCAAAGTCCCACACGTCCTCCAAACGCTTGCCGTTTATGGTTCGTCTGCCTTTATTCAAGTACAGGATTGGCTCGTAACATTGACCATATTGCGCATCTAAATCTCCAGCCGTATGGTTATTCTTTCGCCAAATGAGCACATTCTTAATGGTAAACCCTGCGTTCCTCGCTTGTTGCATAAAAAAGTCCAAGGTCTTGGCACTACAGAAGATATAAGCAGCACTATCATCCTTCAAAATCCGGTAGCATTCGCTCATATAATCAATAATCAATTGCTCATTATCGTCATTGAGTATTTCCTTCGAAAAACGATGGTCGTCTGCTCTCCATCCGGTCTTATAGGAGATACAATATGGTGGGTCAGTAACAATTAAATCTACTTTCCCGCTCTCTATTTGTTTCATTCCTTCTATGCAGTCGGAATTGTATATTCTATCAAATTCAAGCATATCAAATCTCTTTTATAGCGTTAACATAAGCTTCATGAGCCTCTTCTTGCGTATCAAAGCAACCTATATATATTTTCTTTTTACCTATCTGATACTGCGCTTGCCATTTTCTTACACTCTTATTCCAAGTCACACCCAAGTATTCGGAAGAGGTTTTCTTTGCTATAGCAGAATAAATCACATTGTATCTTGCGGTGCAATACTCCAAGTTGTCTACATCGTTATTCGTCTTATCGAAATCCTTATGATTCACCATTGGAAACGCTTCTGGATTATCCAAGAAAGCCTGAGCTACCAAACGATGTATATAAAACATCTTGCGCTTTCCGTTCTTGTAAAGCCATACCTTCAGATAACCTTTTGGTGTCTTGCAAGGTGCGATTTCCTTTAATTGAGACGTTCTCCCAATAGTAAAAACATGTCCCAGCTTGCTAACATAATACCTTTCGTAATTCTTTATAGGCTTTATATCACCAAGAAACCTTGTTATACTTTTATCTTTCATTGTTACCTCCTTTTTCAAAGAAACTTGAATATATAGCTTGCGCCTCCTTTGTATCTAGCAAATCAATATCATTGTAAAACCTTCTGTACACAACGCACAGCCTTTCGTCATTTCCGGTGTCTCTTGCTTTAGCTATTTGCTGACAAGATTCCATGAGAAATGCACTTATCTTCTCGTAACTTCGCTTCTGTGTCTTCTTTAGCATATCCATGCTTACAAAGGTTTTGTAGTGTATGATATGCTTTTCTTGCTCGTATTCTGTGAGTATAAGCCCTTCCGGAATAGCAAATACCACTCTTCTTGTCTTGTCATCACTATAGAGCTGAACTGCACCTGTAAACGATGTATATATCTTTTGCAATATCTTGGCAATCGGTAAGTCTTTTTTCAAAAACCTTTCAGCAAATCTCTTCAGAAAATGAACGCTCATAGCAAAACAATCTTCGCTATACCCATCGTTTCTACTCATAGGAATATACTCGTTGGTTTCCTTCAGATAAATGAACAAACCGGAAGCAAATACATCGCCATGTTTTACACCTACAACGATGAGATAATCGGCATTCGGTGTAGCAAACTCAAAGGTCTTTGTTATTTGTCGTACGTTCTGCTTTCTCATTTCACGTTTAAGCTCATTAGCTTTTCGCATCTGAAACTCATAGATTCTAGCTTCATCTAAGTTTCGTACCCTACGCATCTCACCCGAAGTCATACTTGCTGTTATCATGCGCATTCCTCCTTTTTAATCTTTGACAACCAACAATCCCAGATTCTCGTAGCAACATTAGCCATCATAACTGGAGGAACACACATTCCGCAAGCAAACCAAGGCTTCATGCCATTAAAGTCATAATCCATCGGGAATGTTGATGCTAAAATCGTATCATGCGCTGAAATATAACTTGGATTATCAAAATACAAAAGCCTATCTTCCATTGCTGATATAGTATTGCATACTTTATCCTTTTTAAGAAACATATTATTGAACATAGAAAGACGATTATCCATCCGTTTGACAATATCACCGATAGAATTGTCTTTCTCGTTTCTATGCTCCCAATACTTCATCACTCCTTTTGGAATCTGTCTTCCACTATAGTCTGAGAACTCATCCAGGACAATTTCTTTCTCGTTGAAGTCCATATCTATCTTAGGCACTCGCTCGAACAAATCCTTCTGAACCATAAACGGCTTGCAAAGGTCTTTGCGTAATCCTAGAAAGAACACCCTAGGTCGATTCTGAGGAACACCCATATTACGTGCATTAAGCAACCAATGCTGCAAGATATATCCGGCATTATCCATCTGACTGTAAATCTCTTTCACGTACTTGATAGCTTCACCTTGCAACAAACCTTGGACATTCTCAAAAACCACTACCTTTGGTTGTAGTTCTTTAGCGAGGGCGATTGAGTAAAAAGCCAAATCGTCAAGCCTTTGTGCTTTCTGACCTTCTCGGAATACTTTTTCCTTTCCCCAAGCCTTTTCACGATCACCTGCAATACTGAATACCGAACAAGGGAAACTAGCATCCAATATATCCAAATTATGAAGCTCTTCTTTCATAATATGCCCCCCCATATTGATATTGGTAATCAACTCACGAATATCACAATTGAAAGCGTACTTGACATCGTGATTCTTCAAGTACATCTTCATAACCTTTGGGTCTATCTCATTACAGGCTACAACATCGTAGCCAGCTAATTTGTAACCAAAGGAACTTCCACCTCCACAACAAAAGCAAGACATCACCTTACCTTTGTCTTTTGTGAAATTAGCATCTTTTTTAGTCCATCTATAAGGGAACTTGTGCTCGTTTTTATACATTTATCTACCATAAAAAACAATCGTTAATAAAAACCGATGTATAAAAATAACCACAAGTAATATGGTTGTAAAAAAGGGACTCTAACCCTTGAATTTAGATTCTGTTTTCTTCGGCAATGCGTCTTAAATAATCATCCGCTGCGTTATCGTCTATTTTCGACTTAAGAGACATTCCTGTGTTATATCCTATCATTAAGGACACATTCTTGCTCTTTTTCTTGTTCTTTCCATATCGCCAGCCAAAGACCTTTCCTAGCCAAGCTATACCGACAATACTATCTGATACAACTATTGTCGGAAACAAAACATATACTTTATATATCATCGCAATCTAATTGAGAGTTAAAAATATATCTATTCTGATTCAACCAAAGCTCCACGTAGTCAGCCTTGATTTTCAGAAATTCTTCGTATGTGTAGCATTTCTGCTGCTTACCACCTTTGTTCCAATAATAGGCAACTCCTCCCAAAGAAAAGAAGTCTATCAAGTCCATTTCCTTTCGCTCCGGTTCTTCACGCTTTTTCTTTTGCCTATATCTACTTACAGCAAGCAATATGAGACAAATGCAAAGCAACATGGAAACCAGTATCTCGAATATCAACCTTACGTCTTGCATCTTATTTTAAACACAAAAACACGAAACTACCGATTGCAAAGTCAAAGGAATAGTGACTCGGACTGCCTTTCGGTATAGTCCATCGGGTTTCGTGTCTCTAATATCTTATCAATTTCTTAAATCGCCATTTTATCCTTTTTTGTTCTGCGCTTGCAAAGATAAATAATATTTCGCTAACTTGCAAGCGTTTTAGTGCTTTTAATACTTTATTTGCATTATTTTAAACTTATCCTTTTTTGAAGTTCATTCCAAACTCTTCTTCCGTTACCTCATACATTACATCACCACATGCTACTCTTTGCTTGTCTTTTGCCATCAGCAATAAGTTTCTATAAGGTATCTCTTTCACGACTTCTTGGTAAGATAAATGCAGACTATCCATAAAAGATGCAATCTGTCCTAAGAGTGTATCGTTACCTATGGTCGTGGTTTTGCTATCATCCTTGCCGCACTCTTCGCCAAAATTGATAGCGTCTGAAAATCCTTTATAGAGATTAAGGAATAAGCCGTTTGTAAGCCATTGACAACCTCTTCAAGCGTTCCTTTAGATAATTCATCACTAATGGATTCATCGCCTTGTATGAATACGGACAACGCCTTGCAAGCATCATCCAAATTCTTAAGCATGCATAAGACTTCCGCTAAGGTCTTGCCCTCTTCGAAACTATCAAGGTATTTAGCCGCCTTGACCAATTTTATAATTGTAGGTGGTGAAACGTAATAAGCCCTTCCATTCACGATTATCGTTACGGTGTCCTCTCCAAGAATTGCATCCGTAATTAATTTACTTGCCTTACTCATGGTTCTGAATATTAAAAAAGGGGAACGGCATTAACACCATCCCCCTCTATCATTTGTTGCCTATGTCTTATTCTTGTTCTACAACCGCAGAGCCTTCCCATTGGTACTCGCCAGCCACACCATCGATCTCGCTTTCCATAGCAACGGCAGAAATACCCAAAGTGATATTCTTATCCTGCTGGTCACCCTTGGCAACGATAGCCGCATTTGAGAAAACGATGTAGTTCCCTGTCTTGGTCTGAGCAACGATACACTTGTTGATATTAGCCAAATCTTGGCTAGAAGACCAACCTACTGCATCTGCCTCCGTTGTAGTCTCTTCTCCAGTTGCCTTGTACATCTTACCACCCTGCAAGTCTACCTTATTCTTCCATGAAAAGACACCAATAGAGAATGTAATTGTCTTAGCACCCTCATCGGTCTTGTCACGATAATAAACCTGTCCGTTCAGCTCGTTCTTGTACTCGGTAACACTAGGGTCATCCTGAGAATATCCCCATGTTCCCTCATGGCTGTTCTTAACCTCTGTAGCGGTTTTCAACCATGTAGCCAACTTAGCAGGTGTATTTGCCTCGGTAAGAGGAGCACCATACCAAATTCTCTTGATTCCAATAAATGGTTTCATCTTATCTTACGTTTAATGTTTCAAAATCAATAGTAATGTTTGCGTAATGGCAACTCAACCTGCTCTCTTGCTCTATGCCGTGGGAGCGGATAGAATAACGATACCATACATCCTCAGCTTTTCCGACCTCATTGTCGGACAGGGTTTGAATAGCCTTCTTTAAAAGCTCGTTCAATTGAGGATTAGCCTCGCCCTCTATATCTTTGAGCAATATGTTTACCTCTATAGTACAATCGTTGAAATATGTCTTGTCTGCACTCATGCGCTTAGGAATGATTACTATCATGCCTTCATCAGGAATCTTCTCACCGACCAAAGGTCTTTCCCCCTCAAGTCCACCCTTTGTCAGATGTCCTTTCAGTCTTCGTTCCAATCCCATAAGTTCCAAATCATCATAGATTACATGACCAGCATCTATTTCTGTTATCATCGCATATCCTCGATTTCTTTCTTGATATACTGAATACCCGAATCTATAACATCATATCCCCTAGAGGAAACATCAGACGCATATTCCGCTTTGTTGCCAAGGGTCAAGGTGTGGTCATGTACATTACTATAGTTAGACCTTCTGAGATTACCTGTGCGGTTTCGGTAGTTTCCGTTAGCCTTATCAAGCTCAACAGCAGTTTTACCTAACCTATCAAGAAATTCATCTACTTCCCTTTCTCCCTGTGCAAAGAAAGCGTCTATCTCATCCTTTATAACATCAGACATAGATACTCATATAACCAAGATAATTGCACTTAGGGGCATTATAGACCTTTCCACCTCCTCGGTAGCTTCCATCATCGGAATAGACCTGGACTTCATCACCTTCGGAAATCTGGCACTTGTCACAAACAATATGATATTTCGGTGTATATATGCTACCATTCTCGGTAGTGAAATGCTCGGTAGAGTTGTCATCGCACCGACAACGCCCCATTTCTTTCCATTCCTCAGAAGAGCTAATGACCTCGTTGTACTTGTTGACAACCTTATTCACGAACTTCTTCTTTAATATATGAGGGGAATATAACATAACCTAGACATTTACCAAATATCAGACTTATCCGTGATAGTGGAAAGCCCTAAAGCTGCCACCACTTCATTATCCGGAGCAACACCATATTTTCGGCAAAGCCACATATAGTATTGTCCTATCCTAGAGTAGTCCCAAGAGACAGAGAATCCATTTTCGTTCACATTGCTCATATATGGAGCAAGCATCAGTTCCTCGATTACGGAAATCATCGCCTTGCCTACAACCTGCGAATTATCAGACGTATATTCTTCGTCAAGGTCTATACCTGACGAAATATCTTCCAATTGAGCATCGGTAATATTCCAAGCACGCAACTTATGCGAAATGTATTCTCTTATCTTCATGTGACATCCTTATTTCTGAGCCTGACTCATAGCCTCAGCGATTTTCTTTGCAGCCTCTTGCTCGCTCTTAGCCTTTTCGTCAAGTTCCTCTTCTACATTCTCCTTTTCAGAAGTCTCTTCGGTTGACTCGGCAGCATCCTTTTTTGGGGTTTTCTCCTTTTTAGGCTTGCTCTCCTTCTTCTCCTTTAAGACTTCCTTCTTAGGTGTCTCTTCTGGTTTCTTTTCTTCTTCCTTTACAGGATTTTCTTTTCCATCATTCAAGACTTCCTTTTTAGGAGTATCTTTAATTTCCTTATCGTCTTTTAGAGGTGCAGAATGGTTATCATCCTGCACCTCCAACATCTTGCAAAGCTTACGTTCGATAAGGGAGTTCATACGTTCTTCGTCAAAGTCCAAGACTGCACCAACTTCATAGATGGTGTTAAAATGAAACTTATCACGGAACGGACTAATTACCTCACCTCTCATAAGCCTAACCTACTGCTTGTGTTGAGTCCAAAGAGTAGATAGCATCAACGTTATTCAAGATAGGAACAACCATTGCTTGTGAGCTGGTGAACTCACGGAGTGGGTCGTTTGTAGAATAACGGCTAGCCAAGATATACTCATCGGCTGACTGATAAGTAACACCTGCAACTGGTCTTGTAGCTTCGGCTACGTTAGTCCAGAACAAATCACCAAGGTTATCATAGCATGTAAAGGTCATGTGACCCTTAGCCCAAGGGTTGTGTGTTCCCTTCTTGCCGTTAATCTCGGTCTTGATTGTACGGGCTACACGTACCAAGTTAGTCTGCCACTTGTTTTTGAAGATAGAAGCAATCTGCTCAAAGCTCAAAATAGGAATATTGCTATCACTATCGATTGCAATGCCTTGATTGAAGGCAAACTGAGCACGAACCTGCTTGTTCTTGCCAAGCAACTTGATTGTGTAATCATCAAGATAACAAGTAGTGATGGTGTTTTGGTCGTCCATCGCCTTGTCGTAAACCAATTGAATGTCATCAAGTGGGGTTGCATCCTCTGCGTCCCAAGCCTTAGCACCGTGACCGAACTTGTTCTTCTCGGCAAAACCTACGTCAATTCGAATACCTGTACCACCGGAACGGGTTGCCAAAGCTACACCTGTTGACAACTCACTGAGGAACATATCTTCAATACGCTCGTAAACCGCCTGAATACAACGAGGAAGGTCTGCAAACAAGTTACGCAAAATCTGTGGCTGAGGCAAACGTTGCGCAATCATGTTATCCAAATCCTTAAGCTGCTTCTCTGACATGTAAAGCTTCATACCAACCTTTGGGATTTGACCCTCAGCGGTTGAAACCTTGTCACGGCTCTTCAATGGAAGTTCCGCATCCATTGATACAACATCAGCAGCAACTCGTGTGTATTCCGCAGTAATTGATGCCCAGCGTCCGTCCTGACTATATGTGTTAGTCAAGTGGTCTCGGTACATATAGGTCAATGCAGTCTGATTCTTGCCGTTCAACTTCTCTACTACACTTGCAACAAGTTGTGGGAAGTATTTATTGACCAACTGAAAATAAAGTGATTTTTCCATCTGTTATCCTCCTTCTTTTAGTCTTTGTCCATGGTTGAATCAGACTCATCAAACTTGTTTGCATCCTCATCGCTAACCAAAGCAATCTTTGGCATAGCTGTAAGGAACGCATCCGGAAAGTCTGCACCATTTGCAGCCTTAGCTGCTACCTTGTTAACTTGTCCAGCAGTCATAATTGCCGCTGGCTCACCGTTCAGAATGGAACGATAGAGAACACCCGCATACTTGTAATGCTCCAATGGGTCACTGGCAGTACCCAAAGCCTTATAATTGTCTGTTTCAATAGGCAATGGCTTGTAAGTTCCCTTACCATCTGTCACGATAACACGACCTGCGTAAAGAACTTCATCTTTTACGCCTGTCCAATCCAAAGCACGACCGCCCTTGATGTCGCCTTCCCATTTCTGGATAATGACGGAATCCTCACCAAAGACAATTTGCTTTTTTGTAGTCTTCAATTCCTGATTCATGTTTTTCAATTTTTAAAGTGACTGAACTAATGATGCGGCTACATTGTCAACGTCCTCCTTTGTTGGCTCGCCCTCGCTAGCACGATAGCTGCCCCCGAATTGTGGTTGTTGCAACGCCTTGTAGTTGTTCGCTACCTTGGAGAGGTATGTTTCGATAGCTTCATCTGTAGCATCATCGCTCAAGGTGAAACCCTCGTTGATACGACTTTCGGGAATGCCCAACTCCTTAGCCTTTGATAAAATCTTCGCATCGTGGTCTGCCTTTGCCTTTGCCTTCGCAGCAGCCTCTTCCTTAGCCTTAGCCTCCTCAGCTTGCTTTTGGATAGTTTCTTGCAATTCCTTAATGGTCTTGCTTTGCGCCTCCATCTGTTCGTTGTAAGTCTTGGCTTGGTCTGTGTTCTTCTGAGTCAAGGTCTCAACGAGTTTCTTGAACTCTTCACGTTCCTTGGTTCTTGCTTCATCTGAAGCTTTCTTCTCTGCTGCTTGCTCTTCAAAGTATTTTTTGAGATAATCCGGCATTTCGTTTTTCTTTGCCAATTCCTCCAAGCGTTTCTTTTCGGCTTCTTCAGCGGCTTTCTTGGCTTCTTCGTCAGCTTTCTTCTTGGCTTCTTCTTCAGCAGCCTTGCGTTCAGCATCTTCTTTAGCCTTCTGTGCCTCCTCGAACTTTTTCTTGGCATCGGTAACTCTGCGGTCATTGTCCTTTTGCAAGGACTCCAAAAAACTCTTTTGACTAGCAACCACTGTCTCGATGTTGTCATCAGTAACAAGCCCCATCTTATCAAGCATTTCGGCATGTGCCTGAAGAACTTCATCACCTAACCCAAGAGACTTATACTCTTGTTTTAGTAACTGGAAAATTTTATCTTTCATTCTTTCGATATATTTGTTAAAACTAGTGCAAAGATAATACGAAAAGAATAATAAATGCACTAAACCATTTGCAAGTATCTCACTTTTAAGCAAAAGTGAGTAATAACGGCATTTCTAAGCGATTTAAGGCTATTTCATCACATAAACGAATAATTAATAGCTACGCAAAATAGAACTCCTTATATAACAAAAAAACGCCAAATATCCTCACGGACATCTGACGCTTGTCGAATAAAAAGAACCTAAACATTAATCTTCTAAAAGTTTATTACATTTCTCATATAACCCAAATGATTCAAATTAGAATAGAACCGTCCATCACGCTCTATGAATTTACCGGACTTCACAATCTCACCATTATGCAACATTGCAAACTTAGAACCATGAGCTGTCCATTTGTTCATTTCTTTCATATGTTCATCAGAACCCCAACCATATTTCTTGATAGTAGGATAAATGAAACGTTCAAAACAAATTTGACTATCTGTTTTATCATGCTCGGAGCAAATCGGGAGCACTCCATTATGTGCGAACCAATAACCTGCCTTGTAGAATGGATGGCAATTCTTGACACAGACAGAACCATGAGTAGCAAATCTGAAATGTATGATTACATTCTCATTTATATCTCGCTTCATCAATCTACGGATAAATGTAGAGAAATGCAAACTCTTGTAATGGTCAGACTCGCTCACAAAACCGCAACCATCTGGATTTCTCATATACGCAGCCTTTAGCTCATCTACAGATGGCAAAGCAACACCTTTCGGACATACAATAATAACACACATATCTTTACCCTTTCTTTTTCTTAATAATACTTTGATTTCTTTGTGTCCTAGGGCTTTTACCCTAGGACTACATTAATTAATCGTTATTGGTTGCAAATGCATCCTTACGACTCTGGAAGAAAGCCTTCTCTTCTTTATTCAAGAAAGGTATATCTTCGATATTCATAACCTCACTAGTGAAGACATTGTTGCGAGACCAACCGACAAGCTTTGCGCAGAACTTAACCCACATTTCAATCTTTTTGTAATTGGTTGAACCTTGATGCTGGCGAAACTCGATAGTCTTGTGACGTGCAAAACTCTCTGCATTGACCTTGTAATATCTGTCTCCATGAAATACATTACGTCTAATATCGTAATTGCCACGGCAATTAGAGAAATCTTTGTCAAGCAAGCTGGCTGCCCAACGGCAATTGCCTCTTCTTGAAGGAGCCATGAAGCTATCAATCAATCTTTCAAGCTTCTGATAATTCTTGAAGACGTTAACATATTGCTCACCTGTCAACTTTGCTGCACCGATATGAACGTGAAGACCACAAGTAGAATTTACTCTTGCACCTACGGCATCCAAAGACTTGATAGCCTTCTTTAAGGTTTCCATACCATTTATATTGCCATTCAATACCGGACTTACAACCTCGTTAGGGTCAACATCACCACCAACTGAAGAATCACTAACAATCTTGAAATAACTCATGTTGTCGGTGTGGTTATAGCCCTCAGAATGAATATCAACACCATTCTGACGACCTGCCTCTATCAAGGCATTGCGCTCGGCATGAACACATTCTATCTCAACACCGAATGTATAAACGAATCTCGTTGAAGTTGAACCACTTGGCACACAAACCTTCAACATATCGGAGATTTCTTTCTCACGAAGACCGCAAGCCTTCAATGCAACAATCTTTTCGTTGCGAGGCATCTTTGACTTCTTGATTTCGTCAATAGTCTCGATTAATGACTTCTTTGAACTTGCGAATGAAAAACCAGTCTGCTTAGACATAATCAATTGTGCTAGTTGTTTCGGGTCTTACCCCTTGGTGTCGCTCTCACCTTATTGAGTGAAACTTGTCACTCGGCAAATCAACCAACTTATCTTGATTGACGATGCAAAGATACGAATAAGTTTTGAAACATGCAAGTTTTTTAATGTTTTTCTTTCGTATTTTAACCTTTCATAACTGATACATGAGTCTTGTTAACATTCCTGTTTTTATTTTACCTTATTATATATAAAAAAGGCTTCGATGTTCACACACCAAAGCCTAAAAAACTTTACTAACTAATTACCAATTTTTATCGACTATCTTTTTAAATCATCACCAATTTCTTCTTCTACTCCCAAATCTGGTAGTCTATCATACGCTTTTTGGTCATCACCTCCTTCAGACTTGACACCTAGCAGGTAACCATTCCGAAAAGCATAATATACCAGCTTTTCCATATCTTTAGCCGTTGCGTTATCTGTCAAATGTAGCGTGGCGTACAATCCCATCAAGAACTTCCGTACATCTTTTGGATATACCTTGTTGTTCTTTTCTAAAGCGACTGCCATTCTTAACGGACTTTTCATATTCTTCAATTTTTCGTTAAACCCTCTAATGAATCACAAAAAAGAGGCCATTCCGCTTGCTTCCCTAGTCCATAAGCTTATTCACAACTTTATTCACTCCATCTGTTTCCTACGTTACCCGTTGACAGATGTCCGAGATTCCAACAGAACAAACTTCACGGCTCTCTTCTTGTGTTTCATTGTGCCAACGGAAGGATTCGAACCTTCGACCCTAGGATTAAAAATCCTATGCTCTGCCACTGAGCTACGAAAGCGTAAAGGAATGATTGGATTTGCACCAACGCCCCCTTAGTTACCAAGCCAAGTGCTCTACTACTGAGCTACATTCCTCGTATTATGACAAAAGTTCTCGTGGTGCAAGAGAGATTCGAACTCACCGAACCCACAATGGGAATAGATTTACAATCTACCTTCTTTAACCGCTTGAATATCGCACCTTTTGTGGAACATATACCAATTCCACCTTGTTGCCCCAAGCGGATTCGAACCACTAATGACAGAACCAAAAACTGTAGTGTTGCCATTACACCATAGGGCAATTTTGTATGTACTGCATAAAGGATTCGAACCTTTGAATACCAGCGTGAAAAGCTGGCGACTTAACCACTTGTCTAATGCAGCAACTAGGGTCTCTCACCCTAATAAGAGTTGCTTGTTATAGTCTAGCTGGACTGGGTAATGTGGAAACCATGCCGTAAACTCCTAAGTCTTGACTTATGGTAGAAGCGACCTCTCAGAAGGCCATCTGTTTCAAACACGATGCAAAGATAAGCATTTTTTCTTATACTTGCAAGTGTTTTAGTGTTTATTTATATTCTTTTGATGAATTTTACATCACTTACCCTTGTAGAGAATGCCACAAAGAGTTTCTACAAGTTTCTTTGCGTCATCACCTTTGATTTCGATAACATTTGAAATTCCATCAGGAGCATCATCGCCTTTCTGTTCCTTATCCAAACGCTTACGGAGAGCCAAATCTGGATTCTCAACCAAGATAGAGTCTAAAGCATAATTGCAAATGCGGCTTGCAAGTTCCTCGTTACCATTCGCATCACGCACAAACTCATTCTTGCCTTCAAGAATATCCATAATCTCGTTGTACTCTTCAGCATTCTCACAATTACGTGAAAGCATACCAATTACCTTGTAGCGGTCAATCTCAAAGCTGACCTTTAATTTGTCTTTATTCATTCTTTCTATCTTTTAAATAATTAAACATTATACCAAAAACCCCTTTCATAATAAAGTCCTCCCTTTACCTCATACCGGATAGCATCTGACTCTTTGCAAAGCTGACGGATTCGTATATACAAACGTTTGTCCAACTCTTCCTCAAACAAAAGAGACAATTCCTTCCAATTGTCAACAACAGGAGCAAACCAAGGATATTGCTTCTTTACAACTTGTAGCTCATCCAAGGTTACGTGTCCGTATTCTACCATATCATAGCATCTACGGAAGTCACGATTGTCTTTAGGAATATCCAAATCTTTCTTTCGTTTTACCCCCATCAATGCACTCCACATAGTCATTGAAGAGACACCTGTATCACAAGTGGCTATCCACTCTATCATTCTTTGCTTGTTCATCTTCTTTTATATTAATCACGCAAAGTCGCTTTATTAACTCTTCACATGCTTCTTTAGTTAAGATACATTTCTTGGAATCTTTAATGTCAGTAACCTTTTCACGAATAGCAGCATTCCTGTCGTACACTTCTTGTAGCTTTTTCTGAAACTCAATTACGTCTTCGTTGGTAAGTTTACCTTTCTTCTCAACAATCTTGTTTGTTATATTCTTATAAACACATTCGAGTTCAGTACATAAACGAGCTTCTAACTTCATCATTATTGCGTGTACAAAAGTATCATAAATTCTTTCCATCTTGTATTTCCTCCAAAAGTCTTTTGATTACCTCGTTATCTTTATTCTCAATGCGAGCCTTTAAGATACTCTTGAAAGCGGCATCCATTGCCTCGTATCTACTGGAATATTCCTTACCATCCGTATGACACAAGCCTTCCTCTACACACCATGATGTAGTTTGCCAACAGAACTTACCTTTCGAAATGTTTGCAACACAAATGTAGTAACCGAAATGCTCTAAAAGCCAATCTAACACCATATCATAGCTTGGAGCGGATATTGCCGGATGCTTACTATTCAACTTTAAGGCAGCAGAAAACTCAATATTGGATTTCTCCCACTCGGAATTTGAATAAGCGATATAACTGCCGTAATGCTCATTATATTTTCCACCCTTACGAATGCCACCCTTTGCTGTCCAAGGACTAGCATAAGCCCAAAATTCGGCTATCTTCTCATCGTAGCCAACCTCCTTCAGAAGCTTGGCTATCTCAAAAGGAACTACCTTTGGTTTTATCGTCTGCTTATTTGCCATTTTCCACCCTTTTTAAACTGAACCCGAATCAGACTTATCTAATTCATCAATTGCCTGTCTAAGCAAAGGAAGAACCTTATTCAAGTCTTCGAAATCCGGTACGACTTCATTCACTCGCAAGATTGCTAGACCTAGCAAACTCTTAATCTTTCTTCTGTCCATTGATCTCGGCTTGTTTCTCTAAGTCTTTTAAATCTACCTTCTCAAATCGAGGAACTAGCTTACCATCTACCTCAACATTACCAAAGAACATTTCCTTTGGTCGCACCCAAACTTCATGCTGTCCGCACACTGCTTGATACGCAACCTTTACCTCAGAAGTCTCGCTATCAGTAACCTCACCAAGGTACTCATAGAAATTGCCCTTATAGTGTCGGTAAATCGGCTTACTGAATCCACCATGCAGCCAATCGGCTTTGCCGTTGATTTTCACGTACTCCCTTACCGCATCGCACTTACAGGACTTACTCAGTTCTTCTACCCAATCAAAGAAAGCTTGTTTGTCCTTGATCTCTTCACTTGATACCATAAAGAGATAAGTGCAAAGAAGCATCTTACCTGCATCGGTATCATATTTCTTGTTCACCTCTTCAGCTAATTGCATCATAGGTGTATCTAAACGATAATTCCAACTCATAATCTATCCTTTCTTACTTTTAAGATTTGCCAAATCCTCTTTCAAACGTAGATGGAAATTATCTTCTCCATCATCACCAGAAAGAAGCCAGTCTATTCTTTGGGCATAAACCTGAGCCTTCTTCAGAAGCTCAATACCCTTCTTGAATTCCTTGATAGTCTCTTTAGATAAGCCATATCTGTTAGGCATCGTATGATGATGCTTTCTAACATACTTGTCTTCTTCCTCCTCTAGCCATCGGTCTTCGAGAAAGCATCTTTCATCTTCCTCATCCAATGGATGACCATCAACATAATCTTCTATCTTTGTGTATATGTCAGCAATCCTATACTGAGCATAATCAAAACGTCCACCACTCATAGTCTTTCAACTTCAAAAATTTGAACTTACTTCAACGCACTCAACCTTGCTTCTAGCTGTTGAATGATATTGTCTATTGTCTTTCCCCTATAGTCAATAGCAATGTCCTCCAAGACTTCAATCTGAGCTGCAATTTTAATTCTATCTCTTACTACTGTCATAATCAATCTTGTTTATCATGATGCGGTGCTTGCAAAGTTGTAATGAACAACATAAACATAACCGCCATACATTTTTCCAATAGTTACTTCAACGTAATCAAAGATGATGTCGCCATCCATCTTGTAAGAAACCAAAGGCCCAGTAGGAAATGCGTTGTGCTCTGTATAGTAACGATACACTTCTTGTGATAGTAACTGCTTGAATACATCAACCTCACCATCCTTTGAAAAAACACCTTTAAACTCATCTTCGTTGTCGATTGCAACAACTACTCCAAGTTCTTTTCTTACACATACACCTTCGTTTGTACCACTTTGCTCATTATACAAGACTGGTAATGTGTAAACACCTCTCGATTCTTCCATATGCTTATTCTTAATTTGTATTTTATTTTATCCTTCCACTTTCTTGCATTGAGCTAAATCTATTGCATACGCCCAACGCTTAGGGACAAAAGACATCGTAGGCTCAAATCTATCTGTACGTTCAACACATACATCTTGCGTCCGGTAAATCAATCCGTCAGAGCCTTTCACCTGCAACTCAACTAAAATAGTATGGTCTAGCATCGGGCACTTATCAATATCATGCCAGACTTCACCACCTTCAAGGAAGGTAGGCTTTATATGGTTCATCTTTGCCACAAAGTACTTCATGTAAAATGTTTGACTTATATTCGTTAGTTATGGTCTCGCAGCTGCCAAAGCACCACAAATCCTTGGATTGCTCCTTGTGTAACCTTGATGACTTTATATAATAGCCATTGTTGACATCATAATGCTTACGTACCATGATATTGTCGTTTACCACTCCGACCTCATCATCCGTAATTACATAGAACATTCGACCATCACTAAACGCTTTCAAGCCTTTGTACACTCCATTAGAGACAACCATCTTTTCATAGCCATTCGTCTCCCAGTTGGCATAATCCCAGATGGTTTCCAAATCATCATCATTCAGAAGATTATTGTCAATAATAACCTTGCCGATAACCTTGAATTTGCCACCTTGCATCATTGCCTCAACTACAAATTCATCCGCAGCGTTGAAATCACTAATCTCTATGGGTCTCATAATACTTGTGTTTAATGTTCTCGTAAACCACCCTCTTTGCAGCCTTTGCTCTTCTGTTATTATCAGAAAAAACATCATCATACAAAGACATATCTTCACTCTCAAAAGCCACATGCTCACCTTTGTAGCAAGCATCAAAGCGGCATCCTTTTTCGGACTTAGCCGCAGTAAACTTTATCTTACCAAACTTAATCTGCATAAGCCCTATCCTAGAAAAAATATTAATGATACTATTTCAAGAGCAAACAAAAATGCTAATGCATTCTCAATTGTGAATACCTTTTTCATTGTTTCAATACAGTTTTACGTGTGTCTCACGCTCTAATTTATATTGTAAGGGGATTTATATCCCCTTTATTGTTCTTACTTTAAAACTCGATAAGTTTCGTAGAAATCGTGAAAACTCTTCAAGTAGCCTTTCTCTGTCAAAGAGTTTAAGATTTCTTTCAACTCATCCTTGGTATTATCCAAATCGAAATCATACAACTCAGCAAATGTAAAGTACTTGTTACCCCCAATTACATCAGCCATCACTTCGATATTGCCATAAACCATTGTTTCTTTCTTACTCAATCTAGTATTCATAACGAATCACAGTTTTTAAGGTGTGTCTCACCTTTTTAAAATTAGTAACCTTGTTTCTTAATTACAATGCAAAGATACAAAGAATATTTGAAATGTGCAAATTATTTAATGTATTTCTTTTATCTTTTAACGCTTATTATACGCTTAGATACAAAATTAACTTTCTGTAGCAGAAAAAGCCAAAGAATCCACCATTTCGTTATACATATTACCTCTATGAGCCTTAACCCAATGGTATCTTATCACCTTGCCTTTCGCTACCTTATTATATATAGGCTGTAAGTCTCCTAACTTGCAAGCCTGTATTCTCTCTATAGCCACTTGGCAATCCACATATACATCAACAGAACACAAAGGAGGGCAATCACCCAATGCTTGAATGACCGCCCTTATTTCGGCTCTCACCGAATCGTTCACTTTAGCTGTGACAAAAGTATATTTCCCACTTTTGATAATAACTCCCTTATGAAGCACAAGCCAGCCACAACCACACTTTTCTTTCTTACTAGAACCATCGGCATACACCTCGTAGCGCACACCTTTAGCCTCATCAGCAATCATCTGAGCAACAACCTCCAAAGAATCATTGCTCATCACCTTGGCTATTTGCTTGGCTTTCTTCTTCATAAACGATTAAATCAAACCTCGTTCCTTGAACTCATTCATCAATGGTGTTGCCAAGACTTCAATATCTGGATGAGGCTTTCCGGTCGTACCAAGACTTCTCAGCTCGAAGAAATGCTTCCAATCGCTCACAAATGCGGTATGAATCAACTCCGTGTTGGTATCAAGAGGAAGTATTGTTCTCGCATCCTGTGGCTTAAGACCATCATCCTTGACCAAAGACAAATACATCATTTCGCATACTCTATTAGCAAACCACCATTTTTCTACCGGACTCCAATGTTCATAACTACCGATGTTCTTTGATAGGTCAACAAATGTTCCACCATCAAAAGACAATGGATTAACCGCATCATTTTCGCTAACCCACTTTGGCTTGTTGATAGCAATCTCGCCTCCGAACTTATCTTTACTATAGTTGCAATATCGGGTGCTTTGTTCCGCTACGGAATCTACACGATGTCTGTTAGCCTCTCTACTTACCGCAATCTGAGTAGTAAAACGGACTGTTATTCGCTTCTCATGCCATTCCGTAGGCTCGCAAATATAGTCCAAATCCTCAAACCAGTTATTTTCAACTATCACTCTGTAGTTGGTTGTGATATAGTAGTCACTGCCAATCTGCATCACCTTTGAATATTTGTTCTCACGATAGTGCTTGACCAATAAAGACTCCGGTACAAAAAATCCTTCTTCATAGGCAACATGGAGGTAAATCGTTCCATGCTCACACATGGCAAGATGATTACTGCTTACCATACGCTCAACGAAAGGCTTTGCGCTGTCTTTATCAATCTTCATACTTGACGCATAACATGTACGACCGCACAACTCTATCTGTTTATAAACTCCATCCATGCCCTCACCTTGGGATAGGATTTCATATCTCGGTTCTAATATCTTCATGTCCTTATAAGTTTTGAAATTCGACCACAAAGATAACTATTATTTTCCACTCTACCAAAAATTAGCACTCAGTTTAACAACACTTATCTATATTGTGAAAAACAAAAACTTTCACCCCCCAAAAAGAGGAGAGTGCATCACGCATTCCCCTCTTACTTTAATATGGCACAAATTAAGTTTACAATCTACTCATCTTATCTTTCAATTCGTGTATATCATTGAATGCTTGCAACATAGGCTTATGCCAACGCTCTTGTCGCTCATCAATCGACTGCAAGTACATTAAGCTTTGTGCAAGGATAGTCCTACCCTCATCAACAGCTAACCAAATGTTACCTACATTACCCATAATAGTATTCACGCTAGCTGTTAGTAAGCTACCCTCTGCGCCACCATCACGAGCCGCAATAGCATCCAACTTGGTATTTATGAGCTTTGTTTCCTCATACGTTCCCTCTGTTGCAATTTGTACCGCAGTGAAACGACCATTCAACTCTTCTCCAGTATCTTGGCTCATTGATTCAAAAGAACCGGAAGAAGCAGACTGCTCGTAAGATTGCTTGTAGCCCGTTATTTCGGCTACTTCATCTCTAATCTTCAGTCCTTCTTGAACCATTTCATCATACTTTCCCTTCAAGGCAGTTATATCTGTCTTTGACAATTTACCACCATTTGCCTCAGCTCGTTCCGCCCATTCGTCATAGAATGCTTGCATATCATTTCCCAACAAATCATCCACCTTAGCTTTCAGAACGGCTTGCATAAGCATCTTGGAGAAATTATCAGAGAAGTCTTGAGCAGAGGAATTCATATCCATCAAAGTATCTATAAACTCGCTCTTCAAACTATCAAAAGATATTTGCGTCAAGCTTTCTGCAAGGTCATCAGCAATTTCCTCTAATGTTCCAGCCTCAGCCGCATAGTCTTTCAACTTTTCAAGAACTCTACCTCCATAGCCACCCTTACCTGTATTCTTGATAGCCTCAACCATATCTGGATTCTGCAAAATGGCAGCTGCTTCATCAGCAGATTGCAAGTCGTTAAGATTACCATTCCATTGTCTGCCTATTGCATCGGACACCTTTTTGATTTGCTCTTGCGAAAATCCTCGGAAATAAGCGTTAAAACTGTGATGAGAGCCATGATAACCCATTTGCGCCTCCATGATACTCTTTAAATTTTCTTCTTTCTCCTTTTGGAGGTTTTCGGCTTTTTTAGCATCCTCTACGGCTTTAATACCACTATTCTTGTCTATAGAGTCTCGTAACTTGTCTATAGCATCCGTCAAGATTTCATTTCTATCCGTCAATTTATCTATAGTCCGGTTTACTTCTTTTGCGTTTCCACTAACTCCAAACAAACTATTGAAGCCACCAAACGATATTGTATTGAGAATATTGCCAATACCGCTTACCAAAGACCCTCCTATCTGTGTGATAAAATCACCACTTAGGATATTCTTCAATATACCATTGACCGCATTCAGAACTGTATCAATCAAGCTGCTAATCAATGTTCCGATACCATCCTTCAAAACATCAAGTATCTTCAAAATGGCAGCAACAATTTGGCCTATAAGTCCGGCTTTTGACAATCCTTCACTTAGTGCATCGCCAGCTTTCTTGCCAGCGGCTGCGGCTGCGTCTGCGGCTGCCTTACCCATATCTTTCAAACCATCAGCCGCATTCTTAGCCTCGTCCAAAGCTTTCAATCCATCAATTCCACCTTTAAGCTGATCAAAGCTATCCCAAAGAGATGCTAAATCAGATAGTCCAGAAGTAGAAAGGAACTCATGGATAGCAGAAATCGGTTGTGTCACATTCTGTGTCGTTTGAGCCAACTTCTGACCACTAGTACGAACTTTTGTGTTAGCCGTAACAATCTTCTTTCCGGACTCCGCTAACTGACCTTGAACTTTATTCAATTCTTCTTGTAGCCTTGTTTGCTCTACAACATTGCCCGACTTCTTTGCATTCTCAATCTGTTCTTGCAAAACCTTAATACGAGGTATAAGCAAAGTTTCCGTTTTCGTGTATTCCTCTTGTGCAATTTTCGCATTCTTCAGAGCATCCTGATAAGCTACAACATCCCTTGCAAGGTCTTTCCAACCTAAATCACTTGTATTGCCAATCGAATTACGGATATTCTGCATAGCATCAACGATACTCTTCTGCTGGTCTGCACCCAAATTTTGGAACTTATCCGTACCTACGAACTTATCCAGATCTGCCAATAAAGGAACAAGCGCATCCTTCATAATGCCACCAACATTTCCGAAGACTTGATACCAGTCTATTTTCTGCATAATAGCACTAGCCTCTACCGAATCCGTCTCTTTCTTCTGCTCTTCTTTCAAAGACTTTATCTTCCATTGCTTGCTTGAGTCCGAATCCGTAGAGTTTTCAACCTCGCTAATCCTCTTAGCATAATCGGCAGCAATAGCTAACTTCTGCTCCTGGAATGTACCATAAGTCTTCAGATAATCGTACATGCTTTGCGCTTCTTTAGCAAGCACATCCTCATTCTGCTTTACCGCCTTATCCCGAATTGCATTCATCTGATTAGCAACGCTCATGCCTATGGTCATCTCCATGCCATTTACCTTAACCGGATTACCCTTGCTATCCTTCATGGTTTCATTCAAAACCTCATTCTTATACTCTTCATCGGTTTTGCTCTGTTTCCACATATTAGCCTTACGACCCTTGCCAGAATTAACCCAAACAGCTTGGTCACGTTTTTTCCTAGCCTCAACCAATTTGTCTATACCATCTTCTACCGCCTTTCTCTCCTTGTCGGCATTCTCCGTTATCTGAGCCAATTCCTTGCTATAACCCTCATTCATCGCATTGATGCGGTTCTTGGTCATGTCTTGGATAGCTTTCTCCGAATAGGAAGAAATAGACTTGGCATAGTCCTCCTCAGCCTTGCGCTTATTACCAGCCTTTGTCTCGGCATCATTCCTAGCCTTTTCAGCATCCCTAGCCGCTTTCTCTCTTGCCTTCCTCTCCTTATCTATCTCCTTTTGGCTTTTCTTCGGCTTACTTTCGATGTTGTTACCTCTTGCTTGCATCATAGCCAATTCGTTTGCGACCTGTTCGTAAGTCTTATATTGACCTCCAACTTGAAGAACATCCCCTTTTTTGTGTCCGTCAAGCCAGTTCTTTCTCACAGCCATACTCGCTTTCAACTGAGACTGAGACATATTCTTAATCCATGCAGGAAGCTCACTATCATCATAGTTAACCTTAATATCAAGATGCAACTTTCTACTGCACAACTTTATTGTCTCTTGGATTTCACTATTCAAATCCTTGAAGCTCTTCTTTGCATATTGATTTTTCAAAGCTTGTTCCTCTTGCGCATAAGTCAACTTAGATGTGGCTTTTCTCGCACGTTCTGCGGCATTGACGCTATTATTTATAGAATCAACAGTACCATCCAACTCAACTTTGTTGCTAACAAGCCCATCAGTAAAGTCGTTTATATCAGGAATCATCTGAGCCACCTCAGAACGGCTATGGTGCATATTTTCGAGATAAGTTCCTATTTTTACATTCAACTCCCCTTGTAATTGGGAATATTGAGCATTCAATGCGTTGTACACCTTTAAATCTCCACCACAAGCATTCATCTCCTTTCGCAGTTCTGCTAACTTGTCTATGTCATCCTGACTTACGAGACTTCGAATAGTACCCATTTCTACATCAGACAACTTATCATCTATAGAATCTTTAAATGAGCTGAAAGATGAATCATTTGAAGAATTATAATTATCATAAGCCTCCTGCAATTGATTTGCACGCTCCATTTCAAGAGAACGCTTTTCAATAATACCGATAAGTTCTTCTTCATGCGCTTTTAACTCATCAGCTTGCTCACTCATGCTTTGAGACTTCATTTTAGTTTCATCCAATTTTATCCCATATTCTTCATAAGCAGACTTCAATTCATTTATTGCATCCTTATGGTCTTCTGCCTTGCCATTATTCAAAACTGCAAACAAGGAACGAACCTTATTACTAGCCTCAGCAGCCTTATTACCCATGTCTTGAGTCTTCTTAGCAACGTCTTCCTCACTACTTCCAAACATCGCAAAAACAGACATAGCGGTTGTTAACAAAGTAAGGATGGTAGTTAAAGGATTTGAAAGCATTGCAGCCCACAATTCCTTCATGCTTACCGTCACGGCATTAGTCGCCCATGTTAACACATTTTGAGCTAAGGCTAGCCCTTTTGTGCCAACAGATAATATAGAGGTAACAAGGGAATTCCGTTCCTTTGCTCCTGTATTCACGTTCTCGGACGTTGTATTTACATTAGTAGCCGCAGTATTAGCTGTCTTTGAAGTCGAGTTTGCCGTATTAGCAATAGTTTCCGAAGAAGTAGCATTTGCATTAGTACTTTTTGCGGTTGCATTGCTAGCTTCAGAAGTCGTATTAGCTTGTGTAGCAGTAGTTGCCGCCTCCGTAATGCTAATCTTACCATCCTCTATATCTATTCCTTGCTGAACAATATCTCCAATTTCATCTGCCGCTGCTCCTGTCTCTTTATAGACCTCGGTTTCATTCTCTTCGGCTTCTGTCAACTTCTCAGTCGTAGTCTGAAGTTCCTGTTGGATAGCCTTACGCTTTGCGTTAGAACTTTCGTATTCCTCATCCGCTTGCTGACGCTTTTGCATCAGCTCTTCCAATTTCGCTTGTTCAGCCTCGTATTGAACTATTGAACTATTTTCGTTATCCGAAAAAGAATCCGCATAGCCACCAAATGAAGTCGTATCAACCACCCCATTATCATAGACCAATTCCTTTTCTTTCTGTTCTATGATTTGCTGCTGCTTTTTTATTTCCTCATCAAGTTGAGCAAGGACTATTCTCTTTTCACGAGCCTCATCCATCGCTTTATCGTAACTCTCTTGCTGCAAGTCTACTTTCTTCTGTAAGGCGTTAGTTTCCAAAAGAGCCTTACCATAAGCGGTTTCATTTGCCTTGGCTATTTTTTGTTTAAGGTCTGCCTCAGCCTTTGCTTGTTCCGCAGCCTTATTTGCAGCAGCGATGTCGGCTTCTTGCGATTTTTTTGCACGCAACTCTTCTTCTGCGGCTTCTTTGGCGTTTACCGCATTTTGCCATTGGAGTTGTTCTTTCTCCGCAAGTCTTGTCTGCTCAACCAAGAGGTCACGCTTCAACTGGAGTTGTTTAGCCATTTCTTCGCTAATCAACCCCTCAGATTTCGCTAATTCGATCTGCTTAGATATGCGTTTCTCCGTTTCATCATCACCGATATTTTCGGTATCGGACAAAGCATTTCCCAACTCATTATAACGGCTTGCCTTATAATCTTTGGTATCTTTTCCGTTAAGATGTCGGTAATCATTTTCCATTTCCTTGAACTGAGCCATTTTCTCATCAAGTCCCTTGGAAAGTTCCAAAGCCTCCATCTGTTCTTTAGCAGCAGATTGTTGCTGAGTGACAAGCATATCACGTTTAAGTTGCAATTGCTCTGCCATTTGTTGGGTTATGATTCCATCGGTCTGAGCCTCTTTGATTTTAAGAGACACAAGTTCCTCAGCCTTATCCGTACCCAACATATCTGTATTAGAAACAGCCTTATTCAAATCCGAAAGTCTTTGGCTCTTATATTCGGATGTATCTTTTCCGGTGTAGGAATGATACAATTCAGCTTCATCTTTGTACGCTTTTATCTTTTCGTCAAGATTACTTGCAATACTATCTAGTGTAGCTTTGTTTTGAGCTTTTTGGATGGATGCTGCCGCCATCAGACCTGCCTTATATGTGCCTACGGCTACCGCAGCCGAACCAATAACTTTAACGACCGTCTCCCAATTGTCAACCAAAGACGAAATTAAGTCTAAACCAGTACCAAATATTCCTTGCGACTTCTTGCCGAGTTCGTTAAACATCTGGTCAACGCTATCGCCAATGTTAGACCATTTTCCTTGCAAGGTTGTGGATTGCTTTTCCATCAGTCCACCAAACTTGCCGCCCTCTTCGGTCATGTTGATGATACTTTTTTTCACCAAATCAGCTCCGACCTTTCCATCTGTAACCGCTTGCTGAACCTCTTGGGTTGTCTTGCCCATGATTTTACCAAGCTCCTCAGCCATCGGGATGCCTCTGCCCATAAACTGACGCAAGTCCATCGTGTACATGCGGCCTTGGCTCATTGTTGTACCATACAAATACACCAAATCGTTCAACGGAACGTTCAGACCTGCCGAAATATCTCCAAGATGAACAAGAATATCATTAACCTCATTTGCAGCCGTACCATAAGCCAACAACTGCTTTGCCCCATTTGTTATCGAACTCATGTCGAAAGGAGTCTTCGCAGCCGTTTGAACAAGTTGGTTCATCAATGCTCCTGCTTTCTGCTCACTACCAAGCATTGTAGTGAATGAAATTTCAAGCTGTTGGAATTGTGAACGAACATTAAAGATGTGTTCTGCCAATTGTTCAAACCCCAGGCCACCTACGAGGCTCATTGCTAATTGCTTTGCATCACCACCGAGACGATTAAATAAAGATGTTGCACCCTCACCGACAGTAGGAACTTTCTTCATTTCCTCAATCATTCCGGCAAAGGCATCAGTCATCACCTTCACGTTATCAGTAGTTGCATTCGAAGAACCTGAATAGCGGACATACTCAGCTTGCATGTTTTGCAATTCAGTTCTTGCTTGCTTTCCTAATCCCGTAAGATTCTCGTAACGCCTTTTCTCATCATTGAGTATAGTAGAATTTTCGCTTATATCACGATTAAGGATTGTTGAAGTGCCAATATCTAAGCCTCCTTTACGAAGTTTAGACTGCATCTTTGCAATCTCAGAAGAAAGTCTTTCAATCTTTCGCTTAGATGCGTCTGCTTGCAGCTCGAAAGAATAAACCTCTCGTGTAAGATTCTGCATTTTCTTGGCATAATCACTACTCATCACCAAAGCATAGCGAGACATTGCGGAACTAAGCTCTGTCACCTTTTGCTTTTGCTCTGCATATTTGTCCGTAAGGTCTTGAACCACCGCCTTATCTGTCGCCTTTGTTGTTTTCAGTAACTCACCACGCAATCTTTCAAGCTCTTGCTTGGCTAGCCTTATTTGGTCGAAATTCGCTTTGATATTAAATTCTAACTGTGCCATCCTTATACGTTTTTCTTGGCAAAATTAGCTAATAGTCTTAGAATTAACGAAGGCATTAAAGTATGTTATTTCACTAAAGATTTAAATGCAAAGATTAAGGTCTGGGTACAAAAAAGCCTTCCACATTCACATGCAGAAGGCTCAATTCTTACTTATTTTCTTCTATATATAAAGACCATCAAATCACGACAGCCTATAACTTTAACGCAGACAACACGCTTTTTATTGTGCTGAAACGGCTTTTAATATCATTATATGATGATACGGCAAACATTGGCAAAGGTCTCACATTCCCTATTATCAAAGCACCTTTGCGCAAAGACTCCTTGATTTCCTTCATCGTATGAGTGAATCCATATTCAGCCTGTTCTTCCTTTGGAACAATCACATAGCCATAACTATAGATATTTTTTAAATAGCATTTCTTTCGCTTCAACATATCCCAACGCAATTTATCTACCATGGTCATATAATCAAACTGCTGCTTGTCCTTCGCTTGAAATAACTTCTGAACATCCTTGTAATCATCCCAACATAAAGTAGTAATGCCAAACTTTGACTTCATCCATTCATGCGAAATCAATTGACCATCTTTAAATGTGGAAAGGATTTCTTCCTCAAACCATCAAAGCCATTTTTCATATCTTCTTTCATATCCTCATTCTTTTAATGTTGCTCCCTACCAAGGAATCGAACCTTAGATAACCACCATGTAGGGAGTTCGTCTCTACTAAACCTTACCTCACCATACTTTACCAAACCGGACCATACCACACCAAACCGAACCTTACCAGACCCGACCGCACCATACCTCACTCATGCCTTTGTAGTTATGTGTATTATTTCTTTTCTACTTTAAACGCTCCGTAAAGCTTTCTGTAAGTACCAACATGATAGCGAAGACCTGCAATCTCAGCCACCTGTAATACTTCCTCCTCGTTCAGCTGCGTCTCATCGAACCAACAAGTAACTTCCGTTGACCACTCTGGGAATATCGCTCTTGTCGCAGGGACTTTAATAGAACCTTTGATACCACACGCTCTTGTGTCAACATAAGATGTTGATGGGTCAAAATAACCCTCCTTTGTGCGACCAACCTCAAAAAGTTCTTCCGGTGTCTTGTCGTTGTCCTTGAATTGTAACACCCCATCACCATAAAGACCGAAGGAACGCTCGAACTTCTTGCCAAGCTTACGTTCTTTGGCAGCAGCTTGAAAACTACCCTCTACGTGCGACTGTGGTAACACATACTCACCATTGCGATAATACAAGGATGCAAGGAATTGCAGACGGCAAATCTCCAACAAATCATCATCTGTCTTTGTTCGCTTGCTAGTCAATGGCTGCAAAAGTTTCTTGTACTTGTCGAATGGGTCAACTACTCTTGGATTGTGAACCATCAAAGGCTTAGTGCCTACCAATTTCAATGAAATCGTTTTCATTACTCTACATAATTATTAATTAAACACGGCAGTTTTACAGGTATGCCTCTTACCTTTGGGACAAAACAAAAGCCCCGTCCGCTTATTGTCGTGAGTAGCGAACGAGGCTAAAAGTATAGAAAAGTCCGAAGACTTCTAAATTTCTTCTTATCCCAGTAACCATGCTCACGACTTCACGGCTAAACCATTTCTGATTTCGTTTGCAAAGGTAAGCATAATTTCTGAAACACGCAAATTATTTAGTGCATTTCTTTATTCTTTTAAACTTTATTTTCTTTTAGAAACTTATTTTTAAAATTACACCTTATTATAATCATAACAAAGTAAAGCTCCATAGCTAATCTGATAATTTATTAAGATTATCCTTTAAGTCTATGAAAACATAATCCTTTGCCGTTATTTTTATAACTTTTGTTTTTGCTTTTGGGTAATCCAACAACCCCTCTCCCCAAACATCACATAATGTCAACTTTACACGTTCGCTTCCATGCAACTCTTCAATCAAGACAGTCTTTGATATTTCATCATCAAGCTCATAGAGCTTGCTAAACAAGGAAGATACGTTTTCAGAATACTCTAAAAGCGTTCCGGTTGGTCTCTTTGTTAAAGATTTGATTTTTTCAATTATCTCTAATTCTTTTTCAAATTTTTCTACTAATTGCTTGTCTGACTCTTCGTTTTTTGCCAATAAAGACAAATCACTTGCCATTTTGTTTACGCAGCTATCCACTCTTTGAAAAGACCCAACCTTATCATAAAAAGACCATCTCCAAGACATTGCCTTAGAAAAATCATCGCAACTTACGATTTTATTACTCATGTTTATTGCCACTTCGTTTTCTATTGAGCTATTCCAATTCGTAATATAATCAGCTGTTATAAATTTTAGTCCATATATAAGGCGAATCGAAGACATACGTATATCTTTAGCCTTAGACTTGCAAATAGCAGCATTCTCTGCCTTAACTTGGTTGGAATGGTACACGTAGCCACCAATTCCGCCACCTATCACAACGATAGCTACGATGATGGCAATTATCACTTTCTTCTTCATAATCACATTTATTTAAATTGTCAATATACTAACTTTACAACACTAAACCTGTTAATTCGTTTATTTACGAATCGGATGTATTCCTATGATACTTTTCATATCTTTGTCAAAGAACACTTCATATTTAGTGCATTTTCTATTTTTATCCACAAAAGAGCCATTAATCTTAGTTGGTGAAATGGTGGCGTAATATCCACATAACTCTTCTTTGGCAGAAGACGAGGTGGAAAGAATATCCGCTCTTTTCAGCAACCCCTTTGCATTGGCTTCTTGATTAACTATCTTTCCATAAACATAATTAATGTTATTGCTTGACAAGTCCATGTTTCTCATCAAGGAATCATTCTGCCACAAGGAATTATAAGCTGTCATCATAAGGACAGATGATGCCGGATTGCAGTTGAACTCTTCTAGCTTTTCTATATGTGGGCAATCAAAGCCTCTATCCTTAACTAGTGCATCCGCTTTATCTTCTTTGGAGGTACAACTTACCAATACAGATAGAGCCAAAGTAAATACAAAACATATCTTCTTCATAATCCCATACTTTTAAATTATTGAACATAGTGAGGAACACCCCACGTTACTTATCTATATGCAAAGTTATCGGTTTGCCACAATGAGGGCAAACAAAGGAAATACCCTGTTGGTCATTTTCGTCCGCTACAAGCTCAGAAAGAGATACACCTATTATATCGGCAATCTCTTTTGCACGCGATATAGACATAGTACCATTTATAAGTTGAGCGGTTAATGATGGTTGAGCGATACCCAACCTTTCTGCAACCTTTGATATGGTAAATCCACTTTCTTTTATTGCTTTCTTTATATCCATAACATTATAGAATTAATTATATATTATATTATGGTGCAAAGATAGCTAAAAGATTTGAAAGTACAAAGGATTAATAGATTTATCTTTATAAAATTAAAAATATTATAGAAATCGGACTATAAAAGTAAATAAAGGTTAAATATAGAAAGAAACTTATATTTTTATTTGGTAGTATAGAAATAAATCTATATCTTTGCATCGTGATTAAGAAACAAAGGTCACAATAACATTATTAATTTAGTTGAGGTTGCACCTCCGAGTCGGCACTCGTAAAACGGTATAGTGATTATGGCTACTACATTTAAGAATATGATGAGAGAAGTGATGAATATGGCTCACAGAGCATTTCAGCTTAAGGGTGCTTACATGAGTTGGACAGAATGCTTGAAGCAAGCTTGGCAGGTAATCAAGCTGAAGGCTCGCATGAAGAAGCAGGTCGTTGAGTTCTATTTTCAGAAAATGAATAGTGAGATTCGTCAGGCTTTCGGCACATTGATGGAGAGTCACATTGACTACACTCCAAACGGCAAGGGTTACGCTTGTAAGGACTGCGTTAAGTATTGGG